CGACGGCGAGATGCTCGGGGTGACCATCAAGTTCATTCGGCGCATTGAGGAAGCCGGCCTGACCGGCATCTATATGACGAATTACGAGACAGTCCGCGATGGCAAGATCGATCCGAATGATTTTGACGCTGCATCGCTTGACGAGGCGTCTGTGCTTCGCTCGTACGGCTCGAAGACCTATCAGACTTTCCTCTCGCTCTTTGACGGCGTGCGCTATCGCTTCGTCGCCACCGCAACCCCGAGCCCGAATCGATACAAAGAGCTGATCCACTACGCCGGCTTCCTGGGCATCATGGATACCGGGCAGGCCTTGACGCGGTTCTTCCAGCGAGACAGCACCCAGGCGAACAATCTGACGCTCTACCCTCACAAGGAACGCGAATTTTGGTTGTGGCTGAATTCGTGGGCGATCTTCCTACAAAGCCCTGCTGATCTCGGGCATTCGGCGGCCGGCTACGATTTGCCGCCGTTCCAGGTCATCTATCACGAAGTCCAATCGGACATCGCCGACGGCGGTACCGATCGCGACGGGCAATCTGCGATGTTCAAGGACATGGCGCTCGGCGTCGTGTCGGCCTCCAAGGAAAAGCGCGACACGCTCGACGCCCGCATCGCCAAGATGGGCGATATCCTTGCCGCCGCGCCGGACGATCATTTCATCATCTGGCACGACCTTGAGGACGAACGCCGCGCGATCGAGAAGGCGGTACCTAGTTCGGTTTCGATCTACGGAACCCAGGATCTTGAGAAGCGCGAGCAGGCGATTGTCGATTTCAGCGACGGCAAATTCCAGTACCTCGCCGCCAAGCCGGTGATTGCCGGTTCCGGCTGCAATTTCCAGCGCCATTGCCACAAGGCGATCTTTCTCGGCGTAGGCTTTAAATTCAATGACTTCATCCAGGCGCTGCACCGGATCTACCGGTTCCTGCAAGCGCACCAAGTCGAAATTCACATCATCTACGCCGAGAGCGAGCGCGAAGTGCTGCGGACTCTGCAGGGCAAGTGGGAGGCGCACAATCGCATGGTCGAGAAGATGTCCGAAATCATCCGTGAGTATGGCCTCGATAAGCTCAGTGCCGCCGACGTGCTGACCCGGTCCATCGGTGTCGAGCGCATCGAGGCGAAAGGTGAGGGCTGGCTTGTCGCCAACAACGATTGCGTCGAAGAGACCCGGTCTATGGCCGACAATTCGGTCGACCTGATCGTTACCTCGATCCCGTTTTCAAACCATTACGAATATACGCCGAGCTACAATGACTTCGGCCACACTGACAGCGATGATCATTTCTTCGCGCAGATGGATTTCTTGACGCCGGAACTGCTCAGGATCCTGAAGCCCGGCCGGGTTTATGCCTGCCACACCAAAGACCGGATCATGTTCGGCAATGTGACCGGTATGGGTATGCCCACGGTCAACCCCTTCCACATGAAAACGGCGATGAACGCGATCTCCCATGGCTTTGCCTACATGGGAATGATCACCATCAACACCGATGTCGTTCGCGAGAATAACCAGACCTACCGCCTTGGCTGGACCGAGAACTGCAAAGACGGGACAAAGATGGGCGTCGGCTCGCCAGAATATGTTCTCCTTTTCCGTAAGCTTCCGTCTGACACCTCGAAAGCCTATGCCGACGAGCGCGTTTCGAAGGACAAGGAAGACTATACCCGCGCCCGCTGGCAGGTTGATGCGCATGCTTTCTGGCGCTCGTCCGGCGACCGTCTACCAACACCGGACGAACTCGCTTCCCTCGGTCCCGATCTCCTGGCGAAGGCCTTCACCGACTGGACGCTCCACAACGTCTATGACTACGAGACGCATATCCGGATCGGTGAAGCGCTCGAAGCGCGCGGCGCTCTACCGTCTACCTTCATGAGCCTCGCACCCGGCGCCCACGATGCGTTCACCTGGCACGATGTCAACCGCATGCGGACGCTCAACGGCGATCAGACGAAGAAGGGCCTCGAGAATCACATCTGCCCACTTCAGTTCGATATCGTTGACCGTCTGATCAAGCGTTTTTCGAATGAAGGCGAGCTCGTCTTCGACCCGTTCGGCGGTTTGTTCACGGTACCGTATCGGGCGCTGAAACTTCGTCGCCGCGGTCGCGCCTCCGAGCTGAACCCTGGCTATTTCCTCGACGGCATCAAGTATCTGCAGGCGATGGAGCGCGAAGTGTCGACGCCGACCATGTTCGACATTTTCGAGCGCGGGAGCGTCGCAGCATGACCAGAAAGTCAGCCGCCGCCATTGCTTTTGATCTCCGCGAAATCCGCCAGGACAAGATCAACACCGTAGATGCCAACGGCAAGAGAATGGCGGCCGATCGGCTTGATCGGTTTCGCCGTCATATCTCATCGCTTGATGACGCAATCGAAGGTTTTGACAATCTCGCCCGCATTCAGGCTGAGCGGGATTCCTCCTCCGAAGACAACTCCAACCAGCGGAAGGGCGAAGTAGCATGAATATCGAACCGACCGCCGAAGAGCGCCGTGCTATTGCCACGCTGCAACGTCTAGCGAAGCGCTGGCCAAAATCCCTGTGGCTGTTCTCCGGAGCGGGTAGCCTTTGTGTCATGCGTAATAGGCAAGACGGTAGCCGAGCAGTCGTCGAAGACATGGAAGACGGCGGGGTCGACCCGGATTATTGCCTTACTACAATCAATATCCCGAATGATGGAGGCGACTGGTGATAGCCGCCCTCTATGTTCAAAAAGACGGATCATATTTCGGACTCGACGGCGTCGACCCATGGGATGAATCCCGCGACGCTCGAAAGTACGACGGCCCGTGGCCTGTCGTCGCTCACCCGCCGTGCCCGCGCTGGGGCAAGATGTGGTTCGGCCAGCCGTTGACGGTGAAACTTACCGGCGAGCGCAAGAAGCTCGGCGACGATGGTGGCTGCTTCGAGCATGCTCTTCGATCCGTCCGCAAGTTTGGCGGCGTCATCGAGCATCCCTATGGTTCGCTGGCATGGCCGCACTTCGGCCTGAATAGTCCCGACCGCGCCGGCGGCTGGATTATGGCTGACTTCGAGGGCGGTTGGACGTGCTGCGTCGAGCAGGGCCAGTACGGACACTATGCTCGCAAACCAACGATTCTTTACGTTCACGGCATTGAAGCCGCTGATCTCCCGTCGCTCGCATGGGGCTACAGCGAGCCAAGCTTCGACCCGGCAGTTGTCGCTCGCATGGGGCTACAGCGAGCCAAGCTTCGACCCGGCAGTTGTCGCTCGCATGGGGCTACAGCGAGCCAAGCGCCTCGGGGAAGTAGGCGCCCGCGGCGGCGGCACGGACAGTTCGCCGCGGATCGGTACGCCTGCGCCATTCCGCGATCTCCTCATCTCTCTGGCGCGCGCCGCGCGGCCGGCCTTAGCTTTGGAGGCCGCTGAATGACCCGTCTCTCCTCAGATTTCTACGCAATATCTCCTCTATACCCTAATGACAGGGTAGCAGCTTGGGGGCGATCATGAGCAATCCATGCCTCGACGCTGTCATCCAGGAGTTGGATAAAGCCGAAGTCCCGTATCGTGTCGACCACGGCGGCAAGCATCTCCGTGTCATGTTTGGCCATGAGTACGATCATCTACATGTCGTATCGGCAACGCCCAGCGATCGGCGCGCCTATTTGAACGAGCGTGCGCAGATCCGCAGGTCTCTGCGTGATCTTGGGTATTCTGTCGAAGACGATGAAATGCCAACGACAGTCCCGTTGGAGCTCTATGCCGGTCACGCCACCTGCTTCAGCTATCTCATCGCCGATCATTTTTCGAAAGCACACAAGGACGTTCTGCGCGCGATCGACAAGATCAGGGAAGAATGTGGTCCTGAATTTGATCGGCGCAATTTTACGCCGATTGATTATGTCGATCCTAAAGGCCGAAAATACCGCGCCTATCGTTTGACACGAGACGGCTTCTCTCTGGTCGTCATGGGCTTTACGGGATCCGCCGCGACCGGTTGGAAGGTAAAGTATATCGAGGCGTTCAACAATATGGACGCCGAGCTTCGCCGCCTCGCTGTCATCGACCATCATGCCGAGATCGATACGCTTCGGACTGATTTCGAGGCCCTCTCATCGCTTGTTTTCGAAACAGCAGGGAAGAAGCTCGTCGACAGCAGGGAAGAAGCTCGTCGACAGCCCGTGCGCTTCATCCGGCCTTCGATAATACGCCGCGAAAAACGGCTTAGGAGGGCATCATGACCTTCCTCAAAGCCTACATCAAATCGTGTTCAGTCGACGGCTGTGATAGATCTACGCTATCGAAAGGTCTTTGCTCCCCTCATTACCAGCGGTTCAAGCTATACGGAGATCCTTTAGCTGGAGGAGCATTCCGTTCGCGAACTGACAAAGACAAGTTCGTTTGCTGTTCCGTGTCTGGATGCTCGGGGAATTCTCACTACACCGCTGGAGGAGCGACAGGTCTCTGCAAGGCTCACTACTACAGAAATCGCCGGCATGGATCTCCTGAAGGCGGATATGCCTCACCAGGGTCAGCGTTGAAGTGGATAGAAGAGCATAAGAACTACCAAGGCGATGATTGCATCCGGTTCCCTTTCGCGACAGATCGCAAAGGATATGGCGTCCTCTATGTAGGTTCCGTTCGAAAAACCGGACACAACATGCAAGCGAGCCGCTACATGTGCATCGTTGCGCATGGGGAGCCACCTACGCCTGCGCACCACGCCGCTCATTCATGCGGAAATGGACACCTTGCCTGCACCAACCAAAAGCACCTCCGTTGGGCCACCCCAGTTGAGAACCATCAAGACCAGGTGCAGCACGGCACATTTGCTGTTGGAGAGGCGCACCCTAACGCAAAACTCACCGACACAGCAGTAGTCGAGATCAGAACTTCGAAGGCAACCGCGCCAGCTTTAGCTGCAAAATTTAACGTGTCCGAAGCCCTCGTCTACGCCGTGAAGGCCAGAAAGCGCTGGAAGGAGGTCGGCCCATGATGTTCGGTGAACTGTACGAAAAAGTCGGCCCCGACGTCGAGCTTATCGCCGAACTCCTCGGCATCAAGCCCCACGAGGCCGATCGTCTCATCAACGAAGCCATGGATCGCCGTCACGACAAGCGCATGGAATGCCGTCGGCAAGCTAATGTCAGGAGACCGGCATGAGCCGATGGTTCCGTCACTACGCCGGCATGATGCGTGACGAAAAGCTCGTCAGCGCGGCAATCCGCTCGAAGCAACCGGTCGAGCGTGTCGTTTGGGTATGGGGCGCGCTTCTGGAAAGCGCAGCGGAAATGGACAGGGGTGGTGAAACATCCGCTGACCCGGCGGAGATGGCATATTTCCTGCACTGCGAACTATCCGATATTGAATCCATTATCGACATGATGCGGTCGGAAAACATGCTCGATGGCGATACGGTTGTCGAGTGGACCAAATATAGCAGGCACTGCACGAGACTGCCATGGTCTGAATGGGCAGTCATCAGACTTGGCGTGTTCCAGCGAGACGACTTCACCTGCAGATACTGCGGCGCTCACGGCGTCCCGCTGGAGTGCGACCACGTAATCCCTTTGTCGCGCGGCGGAACGAATGAGCGAAAAAACCTCGTCACGGCATGCCGCCCCTGCAACGGGATGAAGTCAGATAGAACGCCTCAAGAGATGGGGTGGGCACTATGACCGACTGGTTCCGTTCCTGGCATGGCGCCCCAACTGATCCGAAATGGCTTGGCATTGCGCGTCGCGCCGGCGTCGTTCCAGGTATCGCGGTTGCGGTCGCATGGGCATTGATGGATCGCGCCTCGCAAGCCGAGGATCGCGGCTCGATCGAAGGATATGATGCTGACGGTCTTGCCTACTTCTACGGCTGCGAGCCTGAGCAGGTTGAGGCGATCGTCGCCGCTATGAGCGATAAGGGGATGATCATTAGCGGTCGCCTTTCAAGTTGGGAAAAGCGGCAGCCAAAGCGTGAAGATGACAGTGCTCAACGTGTTCGCGAATATAGGGAACGCAAGAAACAGCACTTGGAACGCGGTGTAACGCCTAGTAACGCACCAGATACAGATACAGATCTAGATTCCTCACTTCGTTCGGAAGACGCGCGCGCGCCCGAATTCGATCAGTTCTGGGAAGTTTACCCTAACAAGGTCGCCGAGCCGGCGGCTAGGGCGGCGCTTTCGAAAGCGCTGAAGCGCGCCGATATCAGCGTTATCGTTGCCGGGGCCAAGGCTTACGCGGTCAAGGCTGACGATCGCCAGTGGTGCAATCCCGTCAAATGGCTTTCCGAGGACCGATGGAAGGATATCCCGGCGAAACCTCCCGAGCCCCCGCCTAAGTCGCCGCCAGCGGCCGCGAACAGTTTTTCCACACCAGCAAACAAATACCAGTCCCGTGAAGAGTACCAGGCCGCGATGCAGCGCGCGGCAGAGCGGAGTTTCCAGAGATGAACATCTACAATTCAGAGCTTATCAGGCAGAACGAGGCACACAAACTGGCAAGAGCGAACCTCGGGTTTGCCCCGGCCTCCTCGATCAATGTCGGTAGCCGAATCAACCAGCGACAATTGGCGCTAGAGGCGGAGAATGCGGAGCTTCGATCCAAGGTCGAAAAGCTTGAGGCATCTCTCGCTGCCATATCGACGAGCCGCAAAGCAAAGCTTGCCGAGGAACTCTCGGTACGACGCGCGGAAGTCTCAAGGCTTCAGCTTGACCTATCCGACGCCCACGCTCGGATGATCTCTCAGGCCGATGTTATTTCAACGCTTCTAGCCGCAGTGAGCGAATCCGGAGACGAGGAAACCCAAGCCAAGCGGCCGGTTGCTGCGATCGTCGCTGACGTCTTGCGTGATTTCCCCGGCATCACATGGGAGGACATGAAGGGCGTCCGTCGCGAGCGTCGGCTATCTCGTCCCCGGCAGATTTGCATGTTCGAGATCTACGAGCAACGCAAAGACCTGTCGTTTCCAAAGATAGGCAAGATGTTTGGTGGCCGCGACCATACGACCGTGCTTCATGCCGTCAACAAGGTTCGGGCCGAGCGCGAGGCAGCGCGATGACCGATATCCCCGCCGACGATCTCAAGATCGATGTCTACCCGATACCCGGCATGCATGGGCGAGGCGGCCAGCATTGCGGATATCACCCGGGCCTAAGGATCACCCACGTTCCGACCGGCGTCATGGCCTATGTCGAGAGCAATCGATCCCAGCACATCAACAAGATGATCGCCATGGACATGATCCTGGCGGCAATCACCCATCCGAAATTTCGATAGCATTCAACGAGGCGAGGGCAACATGGCGGCGATATCGAAACAACAGCGCAAACTCCAGATGGCGGAACAGCGCAAGGTCAATGCAGACAAGGAAGCAGCTTTCAATGAGATGATCAGCCGCAGGCGAGAAGGCAAAGAAGGCGGCTTCGACTGGTTCGTGATCCGGACGGAGCCCGGCGCCCAGCAGCCGCGCCGTCTGTTCGAGGTGGAGGCGACCGAGCCGGGAAAGAATGGGAAGGTCCGTGGCAAGGGCTACAAGATCGTCCCGAGCCTCAATCCGTCTGTCTCGGCGATCGAGCATGCGCTCAAGGAAGCCGGCTTCACCTACTACATGCCATCAGAAAAGCGGCTTATCCGTGATCGCCGCCATACCGATCTCTATAAGGTCAGGCGGTTCGCACTCATGGTAGGCTACGTCTTCATCTGCAACCCACATAGCTTCCCGAAGCTTGAGGCAACGCCCGGGGTATCTGGCATCGTAGCAAATCAGGACGGCAAGCCCCTGAATGTCGACTTCCTCGATATCATGGCCGTTCGGTCTGTCGAGGCAGCTTCCGAAGTGGAGTTCGATCGCAGATCTGTCCAAGCTCGTCGCGAGTTGAGGAAAAAGGCGAAGAAAGATACGAGACTACAGAAATTGATTGCCGAATTTGATATCGCCGGCACGATTTCGATCCCGCTCAACAGCGAACTGTTGGCGGCCGCATAATGGCAGTTGCATTTAACGCCAAATCAGTTAAATATCGACACGACTGATTTGGCGGAACGGCGGGGATTCGTCCCGGTTCTCAATGGTTTCGGGATATCGCCGAAATGCAAGCCATCATTGTGCCCTTTCACTGAAATCAAGTTAATCCCTCTGGAGCCTCGCGGTGAGGCGTCGATCTCTAAAATCGAAAGACGGGTTTCAAGTACCCGCAGAGGGGCCATTCAAACCGGAGAAGATCAGATGAAGTAGCTTTCCACAGGTCCGCCGTCGTCAACCTCGATCGCATTCGCAAGAGGTTCAACGATGGAATAAGATCATGAAAGTTTATCTGAAAGTGAAAATAAAAAGCCTGGCAGCCGAAGCGCAGATGATCCGTCAGGAAGAGCGCAAGTGCAATATCGGTTGCCGAGCCCGCGTCAGGATCCGGCGCGGTCTTCGCAAGTCGAACGAACTGACGGTGCCAGAGCGCGCGAAGATGGAGCGCCAGCTCGTAAAGCCATCGGACAAAGCCATGTTGGCGTTCTGGGGCCTTCGTCATCACCGCATCTATGATGTTCGTGACGAAGCACGCGCCGCCCACGTTGCCTACGGCTTCCTTCGCGGCCGGACTTATGCTCAGGTCGAAGGCGCGGCGATCACGTCTCCCAATTGGGATCACGTCTGGCGTCTCGTCCACAAGTACGGCGAAGGCGATAAGGCCGCTCTCGAAAAGTCCTTCGCCGAATGGCGGGATGCGAAGGCGGCGTAAAGAATTCTGGAAGGCGGGGCTAAGTCCACGCGGCAAAGCATCATCCTTAACGTGGAATTGGATGGTGGCCTGAGCCTTTCAGATCGTAGGAGACGGCCTCCGAATATAGCCGCAGTTGGATAATAGCGTTTGGAAGTCCTCGTGAGGAACGCTGCCTTCGGGTCCGACTAGGGCAATCAATTGCCGAAAGGCATACGAGATCGAGACGGTGATGATGTTCGGAGCTATGCTGGGTTAGCAGCAGACGCTTAGTTCGAACATCTCAAGCGGCCCAGCGGTCGCCGTCCATGCTTCTGGAAAAGCGCAGCTCGTCAACCGGGCGCGTGGTGGGTAGCCTAGCTCAAGGTCCACCTCCAGTCCTTATCGAGAAGCGGCGTGGAAGGGAACACGCGAACGCGGGCGAGAGACGAGACAGAGAAACGGTCCTAGGCAACCGTCCGGCTGTGCCGAGATTAAGTTCATCGGCCAATACTACAACGGGGCGAATCTCAATAGCCAGGGTAACGTCTGGCCTTCTCGATACTCATTCCTCTCAAGAGGACAGAAGATAAGCGGTGAGGCCACAGTTGGCGGATCGAAGCCTGGTTAGCTCACTCATCCGGTTAGTAGCGAATGCGATCGAAGACCGGCACCATTTCAATAGCGCCAGAGCCCCGTCTACCGGACTTCACCGGAGGCGGGGCTTATTCATTCCGCCGGTACAGCTCAGTTGGTAGAGCAGCCCCTTTGTAAGGGGAAGGCTGTGAGTTCAAGTCCCACTGCCGGCTCCAATTTCACTGAAGGAAGCAGCCATGAAAATCGAATGCCCCACCGGCCTATCTGGTGCCGAGCGCGATACCCTCTGGTGCATGTTTCGCAATGGCCCAACATGGGATGGCGATCTGCCTTCGAAGTCCGGCCGTTCCGATCTCATCGACAAGGGCTACGCCGAGCGTGGCGATGGCTGGAATTGGCTTACGACTTCCGGCGTCCTGCTTGCTCTTGAGCTTCACATGGGCGTGACGAAGGAAAGCCGCCAGAACCGCGCCGCATAACCCCACCCATAGACGAAGGCGAGCGCTGATGAAAAGCCTGTTGCGAGAAATGGCATCGGCGATTGAGGTTGTTGAAGACTGGTTGGGAATCAGTAAATATCACATGTACCGCAAGGTAGGGTACGGCGACCTCGAGCCAATTGGGACTGAAGCCATATCGTGGCGAAGCGTCCTCGAGCTCAAAAAGCTGTTCCCGGACACCGTTTACATTCGTGTCCGCTGAAATGCGTCCCGCACTTATGACCGCTGCCACAGATCAGTTCGAAACTGCTTTCGCGCTCGCTGATCATCAAGTCTACATTCGTCAAGCCACCACAGAAGACGGAACCCCAGGTTTCGCTCTCATGGACAGCGAAGGCGAACTGATCATCTTCACGACCATTCGCTCGGCGACGTTCTTTCACGCCGCCAATCACGATCTGAAAGTGGTGATGCTGAATTGACAGACGTTCGCGAATTCAGACCGAAGATCGTTGGCGACGGCCGCAAGCTAGATGCCGATGATATCCTCAGAACCAATGTCGGAATTTTCCGCACACTAGTTCTCGTTGGTGAGGACGAGAACGGCGGGTTAGTTTGCGCTTCGACTGATGGCCGGCCCGACGCCATTACTCTTCTGGAACGCGCGAAGGCGAAAATCATCGCCGGATACGAAGACTAATATGCGCCCGATCGTGATCGTCTGCGGAGTCATCCTTGCTGCTTTCCTTATATCCGGAGCCTATTGGTATCTGGCTGCAACTGCGGTTCACTGGAGATTTTGACATGATTGAAGCCTTGCTATTCTAGTCGTCGGCTTTGTCGCATGAGATACCTGCAGACGCAGCCGTTCAAGGTCATCGCCTTCGCAGTGACTATCATCCTCTTCATCGGGTGGTGCTTTCTTCGATGACCTGGCTCCTGCGCCTCTTCCACCCATGCTCTCACGATTGGGAGCATCTGGCCCCGATCACGGATGACCGGCCGGCAGTCGAAGTCCAGATCTGCGGCAAGTGCTGGCGCGTTCGGTTCAAGAGGTGGTGAAGATGGCGGATGGATCCTACATCGGTCTTCATCGGAAGGAAGTGGCAGCGATGCAAGAAATCACCGTAAAGATCAACTGCGACACATCCGATATCGCCAGCGCCGTTGAAGCCATGAATGAGCTCGCCGCCGCGGCTGAGAAGGTCAAGGTGGCGCTCGACAACTTGTTTGGTGCACATGATCCGATCGTGACCAATGTTGTCGTCTCTAGCCCGCTGCATGAAACTTCATCCGCGATCGCCAAGGAAGTTGATGAAGCTATGGCTTCAATGAAGTCCCGGCGGCCGGACAGAAGCTTCAATCTCTAATAGGAGACCGAATATGCTCGGCACCGTATTGCTCGTGATTTTGATCCTCCTCCTCATCGGCGCCGTTCCGGCGTGGCCTTACGCCCGCGGATGGGGCTACGGCCCGAGCGGAGGCCTTGGCTTGATCGTCGTCATCATTCTGATCCTGGTGATCATCGGGCGCGTGTAGAATAGCATACCATACGGTTTCGAGGGGCGGCCTATAGGTCGCCTTTTTTGTTTGAAGATAGGGGACCGTGGGCAAACCCAACCCAATCCATCGAAAGGATTGCAACCATGACCACCAAAGCAGAATTCGATAAGTTCATCGCCGGCTTCAAAATCGGCCTCGCCGGACATGACAACATCAGTATCGAGCAGTTGGACGAGATCCTCGCCATGGTGCCCGATGTCATCTCGGCCGAAGTCGGCGCCGCGACTGCGCCCACACCTGTTGCCGCTCCGGCTCCCCTCGAAATCGACCCGACCGCTCATCCGAGCGACACGCCCGTCTCCGTTGCCCAGCCTGTCGTTATCGACCCCGCAACTGTCCCGCAGCCTGCGGAAGACGCGGACCACCTTTAACCTTTCCTGCAGCACCCAAACCGCGATGCTGTGAAGGCTGATCTCGATCCTCAGAAGAACCCGGGCCGCAAAATGCCATTGAACCGGTGAAGGTCAGCAGGCTGGTACTATGAGCATACAGACATCAATGCGGCCTATGCCGCCGGAGGATATGCTTGAAGACGTTGGCATCCGATTTGAGCCGTCCCCTGATCTTCTGGATTGGGCAAAGTCGACATTCATCGATGCTGACGCCGAGCTCGTAAACGATGATCACGCGCATCTGCGTTTCGCATCGATAGGCTGCCTCTGGACCAACGTCGAGAATGGCCGCCAAGGTCGGCGCATCATCGGTCAGTGTGAGATGGGTCTTCCCCCGGCAGGAAAATGGTCGAGAGCCCGGATTGAATTGCAACTACAACAATGGTTCGCTGACGTTCCTCACTTCGTCCTGACCTTCGATGCCCACTATGCCTCTGTATGTTCGGATGCTGAGTTCTGTGCCCTGATTGAGCATGAGCTTTACCACTGCGGCCAGGATCGCGATGCATTCGGTGGTCCGAAGTTCCGGAAGGACGGCAGTCCGGCATTCGCGATCCGAGGCCACGATGTCGAGGAGTTTGTCGGCGTTGTTCGTAGGTATGGTGCGGATGCGGCCGGTGTCCGTGCAATGGTCGACGCGGCAAACAAGCCACCCGAGATATCCAGAGCAAGCATCGGTCATGTGTGTGGAACATGCCAACTGCGTGTTGCGTAATCCTGAAGGCGTCCTGATAGGCAAATGGCAAACGCGAAACTTGACCGTGAGCAGCAAACCTTTGTGGTTCAATCGCTCGCCTGCTTCGATTCTCCGACTGTCGTTGCTGCGGCACTCAGGAAGGAATTTTCGGTCACTCTGACGCCTCAGTCGATCGAGGCTTACGATCCGACCAAGAAAGCAGGTCGAAATCTTTCGGTCCGATGGAAGTCGCTATTCGAGGAAACCCGCAAGACGTTCCTTGAGGATACCGCGACCATAGCAATTAGTCACCGTGCGGTGAGATTGCGCGCATTGCAGCGCATGGCCGACAAGGCAGAGACGCAAGGTAACATGGGTCTGGCAGCCACGCTCTATAAGCAGGCGGCAGAGGAATCCGGAGGTGTCTACACCAACCGGCGCGAACTCACGGGCAAGGACGGCAAAGATCTGCCTACGCCAGTCTCGCCGGTGACCATATTTCAGTTACCCGACAATGGCAGGAGCTGAGAAGGGCGCGGCAGCCCAGACCATCATCCGGCCGCAACCCGGGCCACAAACGACTTTCCTGTCGTCTCCGGCTGATATCGCGATCTACGGCGGGTCTGCCGGCGGCGGCAAAACTTGGGCACTCCTCATGGAGCCGCTGCGCCATGTCAGCAACCCGGCGTTTGGTGCGGTGTTCTTCCGTCGCAATCTGACGCAGGTTCGCAATGAAGGCGGATTGTGGGACGAAAGCGAAAAACTCTATCCACATCTGAGCGCGAACCCGCGATCGGCGCCGGACTTGAGTTGGACGTTCCCATCGGGCGCCGGCGTTTCGTTCGCTCACCTTGAGCACGAGAAGACGATCTATAACTGGCAGGGATCACAGATCCCGCTAATTTGCTTCGATGAGCTGACCCATTTCAGCGCGAAGCAGTTTTGGTACATGCTAAGCCGTAACCGCTCGATGTGTGGGGTTCGCCCCTATGTACGGGCAACCTGCAATCCTGATGCGGACAGTTGGGTCGCTGAGTTTATTGCCTGGTGGATTGACCAAGAGAGCGGGCTTTCCATTCCGGAGCGGGCAGGCATCCTTCGTTGGTTCATCCGCATCGGCGACTCGATAATTTGGGCAGGCAGTCCAGAGGAGTTGTCGCACCACGTCAATCCGCTCACCGGCGACCCTATCCCGCCGAAGTCTGTGACCTTCATCCCGGCTAAGCTCAGCGATAACGCAATGCTGATGGCAGCGGACCCAGGTTACCTCGCAAACCTGATGGCGCAGCCGACCGTCGAGCGAGAGCGCCTTCTTGGCGGCAACTGGAAGATTAGGCCGGCTGCTGGACTGTTGTTCCAGCGCGGTTGGTGCCGTGTCATCGACGAAGTGCCGGCTGGGGTGAAATGGGCGAGGGGATGGGACCTGGCGGCAACGCCGAAGACAGAGAGTAATGACCCAGATGCCACATCGGGAACGAAGATCGGGCGCCTACCAGACGGAACTTACGTTGTTGGTCACCATGTAGAGACATATGCTACGCCTTCGGGTGTCGAGACTCTGATAAAAAACACCGCGACTGCCGACGGGACCGAAACCCAAATATCTCTCCCGCAGGATCCGGGTCAGGCCGGAAAGTCGCAGATTGCAAGTCTGACGAAACTTCTCGCAGGTTTCACCGTAAAAGCGACCCCGGAATCGGGAGATAAGATCACTCGGTTCAGCCCATTTTCAGCGCAGGCGGAAGCGGGGAACGTTTTGGTCGTACGAGGCCAGTGGAATGACGCGTGGTTTAGTGCCCTGGAAGGCTTCCCTGAAGCAAAGCATGATGACGCAGCGGACAGCACATCCCGCGCATTCAACGCACTTCTCGTCGCTATGTCGAATTCCGGTCTCTTCGATCTGATGGAGCGGCAAGCGCAGGAATCCGCAATCGAAAAGCCGGACCCGGCCAAACCTGAATACGCATCGGGCTCACTAGAGCATGCCATGGCCGCGATGGGCGGCCAATAAAGGACATTCGCCCAAATGCCGCCACTGACACCAGGTGCTAATCTGACGCCCCTGTCGTTCAGCACCTATGCGACATTCCAACCGACGAACGGCAAGTTCTCGCCGGGGATGCCGCCGGAGCCGATTGACGCGCAGCCTATCCGGCTGATCGACTACCCGACTGGCGTTAATCTGAACTATACGCCGCGCGCCTACGAGCCCTTCGGGTTTCCGGCACTTCGGTCATTTGCCAATGTAGAGCTCGTGCGCTTGGCGATCGAGACCCGTAAGGATCAGATCGAGAGGCACGACTGGCGCATCAAGAAGATAGGTGCCAAGCGTACCGACCCGAATAACCCGCAGATCCAGGCCGCAACGAAGTTCCTGCGCAAGCCTGACGGCAAGAACCACTTCGCATCATGGCTTCGGATGGTGATCGAAGACCTGCTGGTCCTCGACGCCCCGTCGATCGAGAAACGTCGAACCCGTGGAGGTCAGCTTGTCGGTCTTGACGTCGTTGACGGCGCCACGATCAAGGTACTGGTCGACGAAACCGGTCGCCAGCCGCTCGCTCCCGAGCCCGCCTTCCAGCAGGTGATCAAGGGGGTCGTCTGGGCGAGCCTGACAACGAATGATCTGGCGTATTCCCCGCGCAACAAACGGTCAAACCACCTCTATGGGTTCGGACCGGTTGAGCAGATCATCGTGACGATCAACACGCTCCTACAGCGTCAGACTGCGCAGCTCGCTCATTTCTCGTCCGGAAACGTGCCGGCGGGGATCATGAACGCTGCCGAAGGCTGGTCTCCGGAGCAAATCAAACAGTTTCAGGACTGGATGGACGCGCGTCTTTCCGGCAACGCCATCGAGAAAGCCAAACTACTCTGGGTGCCTTCGGGCACGAAGTATCAGGCATTCAAGGACGCGCCGATCAAGGACGAGTTCGATGAATGGCTAGCTCGCATTGTTGCGTTCGCCTTCTCGCTGCCTCCGACGCCTTTCGTCAAGCAGATGAATCGAGCGACAGCAGACAGCGACCAAGACCGTGCCATGATGGAAGGCCTGTCTCCGCTCCTGACCTGGTCGAAGCGGATGATGGACGACATTATCCAGGAAGACCTCGGCTATCCGGATATCGAGTTCGCTTGGGAAGCACCCGGCGACATCGATCCCAAGACCCAGAGCGAGATCGACGACCGAGACGTCAAGAACGGCAGCAAAACCCTAAACGAGGTTCGCGACGGTAAGGGGCTCGACCCATACGCTGACCCACTCGCCGGCCAGCCGCTCGTCTACACCGCAACAGGGTTTGTGCCGCTCACTGCCTATCAGGACACCCGAGACGACAAGGCCGCAAGCGCAAAAGCTGCCGCAGAAGCGTTGAAGGCCTCCGCCGAAGACGAGCCGAACCCACAGGATGAAGGGAACGACGAATGACTTGCCGAATGATGCCTCCGGGCAATGGCCTGAGAAACACCATCGTGGTCAACGGCCGAACCTATACCTGTGCGCTCGGCTCGATGATCGATGTCACGGATGCTGATGCGTATGTCATGACCGCGAACGGCTGGGTCGATACCACGCGCCTTTGCGGCCCGACCGCGAACCGTCCGGCAACTCCGAATGTCAACGCGAAGTTCCACGACACGACCCTCAATGTCCTGATCGTTTGGGACGGCGTCAACTGGCGTTCGATCGCCACCGGCGGCGTGGTTTAAGAAGGAAGATCACCATGAAGCTTTTCGCCGCCTTTTCCAAGGTCGAGGACAACGCCGACGGCACGCTCTCGATCGAGGGCATCGCGTCCACCGAGTCTGTCGACAGCGACGGCGAAGTGGTCAAGGCTGCTGCTATCGAGGCAGCAATTCCGGATTTCATGCGCTACGGCTCCGGCGCTATGCGCGAGATGCATCAACCCATGGCGGCCGGCACCGTCGACAAGGCGGAGGTCATCGAGGGCAAGACCCTGATCACCGGAACCGTCGTGGATCCGGTTGCCATCACGAAGGTGAAGGCCGGCGTCTACAAGGGGTTCTCGATCGGCGGCAAGGTCACCAACCGCGATGACCTCAACAAAAAGCATGTCACAGGCGTGCGGCTTGTCGAAATCTCCCTCGTCGATCGCCCGGCCAATCCAGACGCTGTGATCAGCATGTGGAAAGCTGAGACCCTTGATGAAGCGGAAGAGATCGTCGAAAAGACGGAAGGCGCCGAAGAAATCGAAACGCCTGTGGCTGCCCCGAACAAGGGTGATGATTTTGTCCAGGTCTGGCGCTCTGAGCGGGACCAGTCGATCCACCTGAAGAAGGCCGATCTGGTCGCCCACCATAAGTCTCTCGATGATGCCGCTGCACTTGCGGCCATCACCGGCGATGCCATGGGCAAGATGGGCGAAATCGAAGCGATCACCAAGCGTGACGTCTCAACCGAGGAACGCAAGGAAGACGCCAAGACCGGTCACGCACTGCCGGATGGCTCGTTCCCGATCGATACCGTCAACGATCTTGAAAACGCCGTGAAGGCTTACGGCCGGGCGAAGAACAAGGTTCAGGCGAAGCGGCATATCATCAAGCGGGCGCGGGCGCTCGGCGCCACCGACAAGCTTCCCGAAGGCTGGGTCAAGAAGGCCGAAGAGGCCGCCGACATCTCGAAGGCTTTGTCGCTCGAATCCATCGCCAACATGCTGCAACTCCTCGCCTGCATCGACCGCGCCGAGGATTCTTACGAATACGATTACATCTGGTCCGAGGCGATCAATCCGCCGCCAGAACTCAAAACGCGCTTTGGAGCTCTTCTGGTCGAGTTCGGTGACATCATCCGCCAGTCGCTTGACCTGGTCCTCATCTCCATGAGCGATGAAGAAGCGGAAGAGGCACTCCAGCGCGGCGATATCGCGATCGACATCGCGAAGGCCGGTGCGCGCCATTCAAGGTCCGATATGGCCGACCTTCAAGCAGCGCATGATGCGCTCGTCAAGCTCGGCGCCGATTGCGGCATGGAAAAACACGAAGGCGACGGCGATCTCAACAAAGCCGATCAGCCGGAAGATCTCGCCAAGGCGCTCGAAGACAACGCCCTCCTGAAAAAGGCAAACGAGCTTATCAATGCCCGCCTGGACGAAATCCTCAAGGGCGTGAAGGACAACACGGATGCGCTGACCAAGCGTATCAAGGAACTCGAAGACCAGCCATTGCCGGCCAAGACAGCCGGATCCATGGCGATCTCCAAGGAAAAAGACACGATCGGCAACGCCGCCGAACCGGTCATGAGTAAGGCTGACGCAGAAGCAATGCTTGCCAAGATGAGCAACGAGGATCGAGCGTTCGCGCTCACCAAGATCGCGTTGGGAAATCCCATGCCGGTATCGATGCGATAGCCCAAACCCCTCACACGACATCAATCTATTGCTCGCCCGGCGATGCCGAGCGCAGCGAAAGGAAAACCCATGACCGATACTCAGGGCGAAACCTTCGAACAACTGACGAAGGCGGCACTCAGCAACCCATCCGAGGACGTCGCTCGGCTGATCATGACGGAATCCGGCGCAAACTCCCAGCCGAACCCGATGGCGGAAATCTTGAAGGGTCTCGGCGTGTCCGATGATCTGATCCAGAAGACGATCACCACTGGCACCGGCCTCGTCGCCTACGATCTTCAGGCCCCGGCGAAGAACCTTTATCCGGTCGCAACCCCGATCCGCAACCGTTTGCCGCGCGTTGGCGGCGGCACCGGCAAGGCAACCAACTGGGTGCAGGTCAACGCGATCGTCGGCTCCGGCTTCGATGCCATGGGGTGGGTGCCGGAAGGTCAGCGGTCCGGCCAGATGTCCTACTCGACGACGCCGAAGGCCGCGAACTACGCGACGCTCGGCGAAGAAGATGCAGCATCGTTCGAAGCCGTCAGCGCAGGCCGCGGCTTTGAGGATGTGCAGGCTCGCATGTCCATGCGTCTCCTGCAGAAAATGATGCTGAAGGAAGAGTTCGCTCTTATGGGCGGCAACAACTCCCTCGCGCTCGGCACTCCTGCCACGGCGACCCTGTCGGCATCCGGCTCCGGAGCTACTCTCCCTGCCTTGACCTATTCGGTCATCGTGGTCGCCCTGACGCTCGAAGGCTATGCGAACTCTGTCAAACTGGCAGGAGCGCTCAGTGTCCCGACCTCGAAGAGCATCACCGGCGCCGACGGCAAGACCTTCACGCTGAATGGTGGCTCCTCGAACAAGTCGGCGTCTGCGACGCAGGCTGTCACGCTTGGTCAGACGCTCTTCGCGTCAGTCGCAGCGGTTACGGGGGCCGTCGGGTACGCGTGGTTCGTTGGCGCGACCGGGTCCGAAACGCTGCAGGCCATCACCAACATCAACAGTACGACCTTCTCCGCCCCGCTTACCGGTGGCGCGCAGGCGGCAACGACTGTCACGGCGGACAGCTCTTCCAACGCAACGGCTTTCGACGGTCTTCTGACGGCAGGCTTCAAGCCTTCCAACGGCGCCCAGGTCATCGTCATGCCGACCGGCACTGCGGGCGTCGGTTCGGTGCTGACCGCGTCTGGAAAGGGCTCGGTCAACGAAATCGACACCCTGCTTCTCAACATGTGGAACGCCTACCAGGTGAGCCCCTCCGTCATCTACGTGAACGCGCAGGAGATGAAGAACATCACCACGAAGTGCTTGCAGGGTAGCTCTGGACCGCTCCTGCAGTATTTCCAGGATCCGAAGGCAGGCGAGTACGCGCTGGCAGCCGGCGGCTACATCGAGTTCTACTTCAACCCGTTCATGCTGCAGGGTGGCATGAAGATCCCGATCAAAATCCACCCGAACCTTCCGGCTGGTACGATCCTGGCCTGGGCTGAAAACCTGCCGCTGCAATATCAGTCGAACGAAGTGCCGAACGTCGCCGAAGTCAAGACGCGTGTCGATTACTACCAGATCGACTGGCCCATCGTGACCCGCCAGCGCCAGGTCGGCGTCTACGCCGAGGAAGTGCTGGCGATCTACGCACCGTTCGCAATCGGCATTATCACCAACATCGCGAATGGTTGAGTGATTTCATAATGATGACAGGCGCGGTTAAAGCCGCGCCTGAATTCGTTTCAAAGGAGAACGATCATGAAGAAGCTCAAGGCCCCATCCGGTTCGCAAGGTGCAAGCATCGGCGCGCGCCTGTTCACGCCCGATAGTGACGGCAACGTCATGGTTCCCGATGACGCCGTTCCCGGCCTTGTCGGCGTCGGTGGATTTCAGATCATGCCGATTCCCGACGGCTATGTCGTCATGCGTTCGCTTATCGGCGCTCAGTCCGTTACGACGCACGGCGAGACCTATGAAACTGACGGTGACAACACGATCACTGTGCCGCGCGATTTCGCCGACGACCTTCTGTCGCACAACTTCGAATTTATTGGCATCAAGGAATCCGAAGCTGTTCCGGCGCCGGAAGATCTGACAGGCGCGGAAGATCTGCATGACGTGGAAGACGGCGAGGCCCTCAAGCTCCCGCTCGGCACGAAGCCGATAGATTCAGCAGCTGCCCCCGAAGAGCAGGCCGAACCAGCCGAACCAGCCGAAGAGGCCGAAGAGGCCAAGACCGAAGAGCAGGCGGCCAACGCAGCCGAGCCGGCAAAGAGCGCGGAGTAATCGCTTATGGCTGCAGGCGCAAACGATCTCGTCACTCTGGAGCAGGCCTATGCTTGGCTTGGCATCACAGCCGGATCGGATGATGCGAACCTGCAGCTTGCGATCAGCGCTTATTCGCAGGCAATCGCCTCGTGGTGCAGCCGGAATTTCGTGGTCTCCACCTATAACGAGGTCTATGACGGACACGGCGGCGGCCGACTGATGACGAAGAACTGGCCGATCACGGCGGTTTCGTCGCTCTCCGTCAACGGGCAGCCGATCAATGCGGCGACCGGTGTTCCCGGTATTGGATATGCGTTCAGCGACCGATCTGTGGTGCTCGGAGGCTGTGACCAGTTTTGGCGCGGCCTTCAAAATATCCTCATCACCTACACGGCGGGCTTCGATCCTATCCCTGCCGATCTCCAGATGGCATGCCTCGAGTGGTTGAAAGCAGGATATCTGACCAAGGGCGATGCTGGCTTCGTTACCTCCCGTCGTGCAGGTGACACTGAAGAGAAATACGCAAGCCCGTTCGTTCAGTCCGGCGGCGCTGTCGTGCCTATGCCTGCCACGGTCTATGCCATATTGAGTCAATACAAAAACACGCTCCCGGTGTGATCGATGAGCTTTATGTATCCGAGAAGGATCTCGGTCACACGGCCCGCGGGACAGACTGGCATCGGAGATGTCGGCTATTCTGGCGTTGAGATTGACACCGAGACGCCGGTGGTATCTGGCATTGCTGCCAATATCCAGGCGAAGACGACCATGGCCCGCGTTCCAAACGGCTCTCTGCCGGCACAGCCACCAGGGCCGATCGTTTGGCGCGTCTACATCAAGCGCGGCTTGGTGGCAGACGATGTCATCAAGGATCGCGACATCATCACCGACGATCTTGGGCGGCGCTTCCAGGTCGAAGCGGATTATCAAAACAGCATGGGGTGGAATATCCCGTGCGTTCGCCTCGAGGCTCGTTGATGGCTGACATATCCGATGTCGAGGAAGCCATCAAAGCCCTCGTGACGGCTACGCTTTATCCTAATGGCACATCGCAGCCGTCGGTAATTAGCAACGCCTGCAAGGTGATGCGCGGCTGGCCGGTGCCGAAGCAACTTGATGCCGATCTCGCAGCGAAGATCCTCACGGTTTCCGTTTTCCCGATGGCCGGCGTCGAGCGCAACACGACCCGGCTCACCACAGATGAGCAAGTCCTGAATATTCCGGCGCCAACAATAGCTGCGACGATATCGGGCCATACGATCACCTTTGCGGGCGCCGTCACGGCAAACCAGAACGTCGGCGTCATCATCGGCGATTGGGGTCCGGCAAAGAACGCCTACGTCTATCCGGCGACGCCAAGCGATACGATGACCACGATCGCCGCCGGACTCGCAGCTCTTCTCGTGGCAGCCGGCATAGCAGCGACATCGAGCGGCGCGTTACTGACATTGCCGCCCACGATCATCGCGCAAGCCCGTGTCGGCGTGTTCGGTACGGCATGGCAGGAATTCAAGCGGCAGGAACGCGGCGTCATGGTGACGCTGTGGTGCCCGACACCGCAGATGAGGGACATTGCGGCGCCCATCATTGATCTCGCGCTGGTACAGAACGAACATCTGCTGATCGGCGACGGATCTGGTGCTCGCATGGTCTACCAGCGCACGATGATATCGGACGAGCGCCAGACCGTCGAAATCTACCGCCGAGACCTGATTTACATGGTCGAATACGGCACCAACGTCATCAAGACGTACCCGCAGATCGTCTCGACGAAAGTCGTCGTCAACACCTGAGGAAATCCACATGAAAGCGCTGATCGTTACAGCGCCCTTCGGCAAGTATGCCAAGGGCGAGCAGATCACTGATGCCGACGCGATCGCCGAGGTTCTGGAAGAGCATTCCAGCCAAGTCGTGGCCGTCAATCTCCCCGACCAAGTGCCGGGTTCCGTCAAGGAACAACCCGAGACCGATCCCAAGGCCTGAAACTTCCACCCATCCGAATAGAAGGGGCACCTAAATGCCGATTTCTCAGCTAGGCGCGCTCAATACGACCGCGCTGACTGTGGCCGACGTCTACGTCCAGATCGTTCCGCCGCAGTTTCTCATCAACGGCGTCCCTTCTAACGTTCTCGGGCTGGTCGGCACTGCAACGTGGGGGCCGGTCGGATCGACCCAGATCGCCGGCAATCTCAGCCAGTTCGTTTCGATCTTCGGGCCGTATCAGAACCGCCTCTTCGACATGGGCACGTCGGCAGCCATTGCATTCCAGCAGGGCGCGACGGCCATCATGGGCGTGCGCATCACCGACGGCACGGACACCGCAGCGCTGATCCTCGTCCAGAGCACCTGCATCACGTTCACCTCGAAGTACTCCGGCACTTTCGGCAATCAGATCCAAGTATTTGTCGCACCCGGCTCGGCAGCAAGCACCTTCCAGGTCAAGATCGCCGCGCCTGGCCTCGCTCCCGAGATCTTCGACAATATCCCCGGAACCGGCAACGCTCTGTGGGTGGCGATGGCGAATGCCATCAACAATGGCAATGCGCAGCGCGGGCCTTCGAACATCATCGTTGCCACCGCTGGCGCTGGAACGACAGCACCGACGACGGCATCGTACACGCTCGCCGGCGGCACCGATGGCGCGACCACCATCACGGGCACAACGATGCTCGGCACCGACACTACTCCGCGCAAGGGCATGTACGCTCTCCGCGGCAGCGGCGTGTCGGTCGCGACGCTATGCGACCTGACGGACAATACGAGCTGGGCGGCGCAGGTGACCTTCGGCCTGTCTGAAGGCATCTACATGGTCACCTCGTTCGCTTCCGGAAGCTACAACCCGACCACGGCGGCGACCGCAAAGGCCACGGCCGGCATTGACAGCTACGCCATGAAGATCATGCTCGGCGATTGGGTCTACTGGAACGACACGCTCAACGGCGTGCCGCAGCGGCTCGTTTCGCCCGCGGCATTTGTCGCCGGCGAACTCGCGGCGCTTTCTCCCGAGCAATCGACGCTGAACAAGCAACTCAACTCGATCGTCGGCACGCAGAAGTCAGCCACCGGCGCACCGTACACCTCTGCCGATCTCCAGATTCTGGCACAGGCCGGCATCGACGTGATCTGCAACCCCGTTCCGGGCGGCAATTACTTCGGCTGCCGTAACGGTCGGAACGCATCCTCGAATGCTGTCATCCATGGCGACAACTACACCCGCATGACCAATTACGTCGCCACGACCATGGATGCCTCCATGGGCATTTACGTCGGCAACCTGAACTCGCCCAAGACGCAGCGCCAGGCGAAGGTCACGCTCGACAGCTTCCTGCAGGGGCTCGCGGATCAGGGAATGATTGGCTCGTCCGACGGTTCCGTGCCGTACTCCGTCGAGATCGATGCGGCCAACAATCCGCAGGCGCGCGTCGCGCTCGGCTACCTGCAAGCGAACGTGCAGGTGAAATACTTCTCGATCGTCGAATTCTTCCTCATCAACCTCGAAGCGGGCCAGTCGGTGCAGATCACCAGCACCGGCGTCAGCTTTGCCATCTAAGGAGCCCTGACCCATGCCTGTGAATACCGGTTTCGGCGCCATGAATATCGGGAAGGATGCGGTGCTCGACATCGTCCTACCCGACAATTCCATCCTGCCGCTGGCGATCCTTACCAGCTTCAGCGCCAAGCAGAATACGAAGGAACTCAACAGCAAGGGGCTGGACGGCATCAACCGGCTTGCTTCCATCCCCGATACATGGTCGGGCGATATGTCGGTGGATCGGTCGAGCTCGGTTCTCGACGACTATTTTGCCCAGGTCGAGGCCGGCTACTTCGCCAACGGCACGTTGAATGCGCTGCGCATCACCGAGACCATCACGGAGACGGACGGCACCATCAGCCAGTATCGCTTCGATGGTGTCGCTCTGGCATACGCTGACGCCGGTACATACCATGGCGACGACTATGTGAAGCAGAAGCTGAACTGGAAGGCTTCCAAGCGGATCAAGGTGCAGTAACCCATGGCAACGAAGTTGACAGTAAGGCAAGCGCCGACGCCCTCTGAAGAGATCGTCCAGGATGCCAATCGTATCGCGGTCGTGCATGATGCGCGCGGGCGCGCAATCGGTGTCAAGAAGCCGAACATGAGCATCCGGCGACGGGTCTATAAGGCTCTGTCGGACGAGAGCGCCAAAAAGCAGCAGTATCTCGGCCTCGTCATGGTTGCGGCGTGCGTCGTCGAGATTGACGGCGACCCGGTATCGCCGCCGACCACGGAATTGCAGTTTGATGCGTTGCTCGACCGGTTGGAAGAGGAAGGCTTTGAAGCGGCAGGCATGGCGCTCCAGAAGGAATTTGGGATCGGCGCCAATCTCAACGAACTGGCAATCGACGCGGGGGAATAGCGGCCGACCCGGACGTCAGGAGCACATTGTTCCTGATCAGCAAAAACGTCCCCTATGACGTTGCGTTCAGTCTCGGGCCGGCTGAAAAACTCGCATATTGCGTCATCCTAGGCGAACAGGATGGCGGGAACTTCGATTGGCAGACCATGAGATGGAGGACGAAGTGAGATGACGGATTTCACCCTCGATAGCATGGCGTCGCTCTTGCTGGAAATGGCTGTTGCCATGCCGATGGCGGAGCGCAATGCTCTTGCCCAGGCAGCGGCGATCGTCGAGACCGAGGCGAAAGCCGAAATCGGCCACTATCAGGGCGCAGCCGGCCCATTCGCTGCATGGGCACCGCTCAAGCCGGAAACGATTGCCCAAAAAGCGAATGGCGACACTCCCTTGCTGGAGACGGGCCAGATGCGGGACAGCATCGGCACTGTGATCCAGGATCATGAGGCTCATGTCGGATCTGATAACGACAAGGCAGTTTGGCAAGAGCTCGGCACATCTCGCGGCATCCCGCCGCGTTCTTTCCTTGGCGGCGCGGCGGCGCGCAAGTCTGGGGAGGTGAGGGACGTTATAGGCCGCGAAATGCATGCCGCTCTGATTAAGGCTGACGCGCCGCAGTTTGCCAACGGTGCAAGGCAGGTGATCGACATACCGTAACGTGATAGAGCAGGGCATGCGCGCTGCTCTCGCCCTTCTGATTCTTTCCGCCTTCCCGGCTTTCGCCGATCAGGCAGATGTCACCGTGTGCTTCACGCCAGCGCAACAATGCGAGCCGAAGATCGTCCAGGCGATCGACGGCGCGACGGACACGATCAAAGTTCAGGCCTATGGGTTCACCTCGCAGCCGATCATCCATGCACTGCAGCGTGCCGCCGATCGCGGCGTCGAGGTGCTGGCGATCTTGGACAAAGTGAATGAGCGGCGCTACTCCGGCGCCACGCTGCTTGAAGCAGCTGGAATTCCGGTTTGGATCGACTATGCTCCGGCCATCGCCCATAACAAAGTCATCATCATCGATGAGCATCTGACGATCGGGGGCAGCTTCAATTACACGATGGCAGCTGAAAAGCGGAACGCCGAGAACGTGACGTTCACGGAATCGCCGTCTATCGCGGAAAAGTTCACGGAGAACTGGAAGAGCAGGCTGGCGGCATCAAGAGTTTTCGGTGAGGCAGCCAGCCAATAGAAATCAGTTGGAGCTTGCGTCTCCTACCACGACAACGACACCAATCTGCTGGATGACGGAAACTGTTTCCATCGCCTCGCCCATCGGTATGGTCTGAGTTTCGCCGCTATCCTTCGCTTTCGAAACGGCGTCAGCGAGAAGTGATGCGGCCTCATCGACTTCATAATGATCGCCGGTTGTTGCGCTCAAAACGACAGAGTATGCGGCCATTTCAGTGGCAACGGATGATGCGTCGCTTCCATTAAAGATCAGCGTGAAATGCGAGACAGAAGCATCCTTGCTCGGGCTCGCTACCAAAATCTTGAAGTTGCCCGCAGGACTGAAGGCGTTCACGTCACAAACATATTGAGCCGCCATTTGGCAATTGTGACGCCGGAATGTGACCTTGTAATCAAGTTCCTTGGCTTTAGCGTTCAGCGCCTTTTCAACGTTGGTTACGGCGATCGTCTCCGCCTTGGCTGAAGTCGAAATCCACGCACCGAAGAAAACGCCTACGATCGCAACTGCAGCGATGAGAAAGCCGACCAGTACGAGATAGACGGCGGTGACATTGGCCTTGTAAAGCCATGATCCGCTCCCGCGCATCTGCTGACGATACCATCGCCACGCAGTTTTCGGCTTCGGCTGAACGTGTTCGACGACCCTTTCAAATCGAGGCCGGATCGAAGGCCTTGCATATGTCTCCTCCTGCCATCCCCGGCGCGGAGGAAAATCCCACTCTTGGCCCATTCGAGCGCTCCGTTGAAAAACGGGGTGAACATGAGCCCTTTTCTCGCAAAAGTCGAGGTAGCCCATGGACGTCTGGAAAATCGGCGTAGCGATCAGCCTGACCAACGGCATGTCGCCGGTCATCGCGATCATCGCCGCCGATCTCCTTGGTCTGAAGGGTAAGGTCAGCGAAGTCGAGAAGGCTTTCAGTTCGTGGAATACGGCTCTCGCCGGGACCGTGGGCATTCTCGCCGGCGGCGCGATCATCGCTGGCGTTGCTAAGCTTGCCGAGCACGGGCAGGAGCTGATCCACGTTCAGCAGCAGATGGCGGCGGCCGGCGTCAACCAGATCGACATCGCGAAGGCCACGGCGGATTCGTGGAAGGTCGCTTCGCAGTACGGCTTGAAGGTCTCTGACGTCCTCGGTGACATCAAAGAAGCCCGCATGGTCTTCGGCTCGACCGAACATGCGATGGACTTTATTGGCCCGCTCGAGCAGATGCGTGTCGTCCTGAACGCTGTCACGGAAGGATCTGGCAACAAAGCATCTGATGCCGTCTACGAGATGGCGCGGGCAGGGGAATTGAAGGGCCTACAGGGCCCCGACCAGTTCATGTCCTATTTCGACCAGATGACGAAGGCGATCACAGCCTCAGGCGGCAAGGTCGACCCGAAGTCGTTCCTTCAGGCCACGCAATACGGTCGACTGGCCTCAAAGGGTTGGGACGAGGAGTTCTACACCAGCTATTTGCCGTCAATGATCCAGGAAATGGGGCCGTCGCAGACTGGTACCGCGCTGATGTCGCTATTCGGCACGACGGTTCAGGGCAAGGTCACGAAGCGGTCGCTGGGGATGATGGATGATCTCGGGTTGATCGGAGACCCGTCGAAGATCATTTACAACAAGCTCGGCGATCCAACCGGCATGAACCCCGGAGCGATCAAGGGCACCGACCTTATGACCCGCGATCCCTATCGTTGGGCTCAGGAAGTTCTCAAGCCTCTGGTCGAGACCAAGCTCGGTCATCCTGTCACGGCCGGCGACGAAAGCGCAATCACGCTGCTTGGCGGTATGTTCGGCAACCGGACATCGGCGCAGGCAATTGCCACCCTTCTGCTCGAAAACAACCGCATCAACAAGGACGCGGGGATTATCGGGCAGGCGCAGGGGATCGGCGCATCCGGCGAGATGCTGGCAAACGATCCGAACACGGCAGCGAAGAACTTCGCGTCGTCATTCGATAACCTGTTGACCGCGCTCGGGTCTCCCCTCGTGCCGCTTTCCGTGCAGGCGATGAACAGCATCGCCGATGTGATGAAGGCTCTGACAGGTTTCGCAGTAGGGCACCCTGAGGCAATCAAGCTGATAGGTGAGGCTTTGATCGGACTCGGTGCCGGTCTCGCGGCTCTTGGCGTCGCGGCTGTCGTCGCTGCGGCAGCGGCCTTGATCCCGGGCGGCGCGGTGGCGGTTGCTGTCGTGGGGATAGGGTCGATTATCGCCACCATCGCCGCCTTCCACTGGCAAGGCATCGTTGACGTGTTCAATGGCGTCTACAATGCGATCGTCAACTTCATCAACAACATCCGGAACCTGCCGGCAGCGATCCTCGGTGGTCCGGGCGTCGGTGCTCCCGGTTCTTCAAACGCGCCTGGCACCCCGCAGTTCAGCTTTCCAAACCCGGGCGTTCATGCCGGCAAGGATGAACTCGGCTGGGCACCCCCGCCGGGTGGCGCTGGTGGAGTGACGGTCCATACGGCGCTCAACATTGACGGGCGCCGCATCGCCCAAGCCGTCAGCCAGCACATCGCCGGCGACAACACATGGGGCAACTCGTCAACGTCGTTCGACGGTTCAGCGATGCCCGCGCGCACCAGTATGTCGTCGGTCTGAGGTCAATCATGGCAACACTGATCATCGGCGGGATTTCTCTGAACGAATGGGAAATCCCCGAGCGCATCAACTTCGGCGGCCGCCAGCAACTGACGGTTCACAAGCTGATCGGCGGGTCTCGTGTCGTCGATGCGATGGGACCAGATCCGGATGACGTGCGCTGGTCAGGCCGGTTCCGCGGACCGAGCGCGTTGAACCGGGCGAATGCTCTTGATGCGTTGCGCGCGTCTGGCGCGCAAGTGCCACTCTTCTATCTCGGCAAGTTCCTGACGGTCGTCGTCAGCGAGTTCAAGCCTGGGGCAGAGCGCTTTTACGAAATCCCGTATCAGATCACTTGCACGGTGGTCGCTGACAACGTCAATGGGCCGCTCGCGACCGTGGTCAATGGTCTCGACGTTCTTGTCGGTGCGGCGCTGACTGTTGCCACCGCACTTTCATTCGGTGGCACGACCAGCGCGGAACTTCAGACGGCGGCAGCTGTGGCGTCGGTCTCAGACGCGGTGTCCGCAGCCGGATCATTGCAGGATGCCTCGGCGGCAACGCTCCAGTCTGTCTCAACGACCGTCTACACAGCATCGACGACACTCGGCACGCTTGCAACCGGTCTCGATGCCTCGATTGGCGTAGGTGCCGGGACAGATGCCGGTGTCGATCCCGACCAGATGGCGGCGTTCGTCACTTCGCAATTCCAAAGCATCACCGACGAATCTGTCGCGCTCGGCAGCAAGGACAATATCGACCTGATCGGCAAGAACCTGGCGCTGGAGGCGGCATAATGGCAGATAGCTCGATCCCGTCTGTCGCCACGAACCGCGTCATCACCGTCGCCGGCGGTGATCTATACTCGATCGCGGCCAAGTACCTCGGCGACGCAACGAAATGGTATCAGATCGCCAAGGCGAACGGCCTGACTGACCCGATGATCGTTGGTCTTCAGACCCTGGTCATCCCGCAATCGAACGTCGCCTCGAATGGCGGGATCCTCGGATACTGATTGATGCCAGTCAGAACTCCGCGGGCCTTCATCATTGTTGGCGGCACATCGCTGAACTGTCTCTCGGTCGAAGTAAGCCTGTCAAAGACCCACAAGTCGGACACGTTTCACACGACGATTCCATTTGGCGCGCTGCCGCCCGGCATGGACGAAAACTGGTGGTCTGTGCAGAACGACATATCGGTCCAGGTGCAAATCCAGACGGATGAGTTCTCAGGCGCCGTTCAACTCTTCGATGGGAAGGTCGACCAGGTCGGCCATAACTTTGCAAACCGCATCCTGACGGTGCAGGGGCGCGACAAGAGCGCCGCGCTGCACGACACCAAGACCACGGAGAAATTCTCAAACCAGCCTCCGGAAGAGGTCGTCAAGGCAATCTGCGCGCGCCACGGGATCACGGCCGATGTCGACCAGACAAGTGTCAGGGCCGGCAAGACCTTCCAGCTCGACTATGCCAGCATGGCGCACCGGCTGCCAGAGTGGACGATGATTACCAAGCTTGCCGACCACTTTGGCATGAACGCCTACATGACCGGCGGCGTCCTCTATTTCAAGCCGATCGACGAGACGCTTCCCGTCCTGAACGTCACCTACCAGCCGCCGACGGAACTCAGTTATGCCAGCGGCAATTTCATGCGGCTGACCACCACTCGGAACGTCATCCTCGGGCGCCCCGTGACCGTCAAGGTCCAGAGTTGGAACCACAAGGAAAAGAAGGCCTACAGCAGCGAGAAGACCGAGCCCGGTGAAGGCGATCCGCTGATCTACAATTACAACGAACCCAGCATGACCGGCGATCAGGTCGAAAAGCTTGCCGACAAGCGGTTGGCCGAAAACACCAGCCACGAGTTGAACTTCAGCCTCGACATGCCGGGCGATCCGAGCGTCACGCCTCGCCTCGACATGCAGTTGAGCGGGACCGGAACGGCTTACGACCAGCAACACGAGATCAAGACAGTCGAGCATTCGTTGAGCCAGGACGGCGGCTATCGCATGACAGTTTCGGCAAAGTCAAAGTCTAAGAAGCGGGGAGGGAAAGGTGGGTAACCTTCCGGACCTGATCAAATCCTACATCGACGAGTACATGACGCGGGTCCCGCACCCGCGGGCAGGGACCGTCACCTCCTATGATCCTGACAGGCATTCCGTGAAGGCCATGCTTCAGCCTGACGGCGTTGAGACAGGATGGATGCCGATCGTCACCGCGCATGTCGGCAACAATTTCGGCCTCGCTATCGGCCCGCAGATCGGCGACCAAATCGTCATCGGCTTCCACGAGGGCGATATCGAAAGCCCGTACATGATGGGTCGTATGCACTCCGACCAGGAGCGCCCACCGCGCGCCGAGGCCGGCGAGATCGTTCTTCAGAGCGCCTCGGGTTTCATTTTGAAGTGCGACAAGAACGGGCTGGTTTCCATCACCAGCGGCGGCCAAGCAATCACCATAGACGCCGGGGGCGGCGGGATTGCACTCACCAGCGCCACTCTGACCCACAACGGGAAGAATATCGGCGACACCCACGAACACAGCGGCGTCGTACCAGGCGGCGGCGACACAGGACCGCCGGTCTAAGGAACATCCATGCCAGACCTTTCCCATCTATGGGGCGAAGACCTTCAGGTCTCCGCCACCGGCGACATATTGACCGTTGACGGGGACGACCTGACAACCCAGCGGATCTTGCGTCGGCTGATGACCGCCGAGGGCGGCTATATCTGGAACCTTTCATATGGGGGCGGCGTACCGGCGCGTGTCGGAGATGTGGTCGACATTCCACTGATCACCAGTGTCATTCGATCGCAGATCGCGCTTGAGGCTACGGTCGCCCGGACGCCGGCACCGACCATCACCGTCTCCGAGATCCTGAACGGCGTGTCTGTCTCGATCCTGTTTTACAGCGCGGCGACCGGGCAGCAATCGACGTTGTCATTCGACATCAACCAATAGAGATATCCAATTGGCAACGCTGAATATTAAGACATTCGCGACGCTTGTCCGCGATCAGGCTACCGCTATTCAGGCGAAGGCGAACGCTCTCGTCGATTTCACCGTCGGCTCGATCCTGCGCTCTGTTTCGGAATCCAATGCCGGCGTCGGGCTATGGCTTGAAAGCCTCATCCTGCAGGTTCTGGCGCTCACTCGTGCCGCGACATCCTCAGGAACGGATCTTGATAGCTGGGTCGCCGATTATGGCCTGACACGTCTCAGCTCGACGGCGGCTGTCGGGTCGGTCACCTATTCGCGGTTCACGCCGACGACTTCGGCCCTGGTGCCGATTGGCTCGCGGGTTCAGACCTCGGACTTCACGCAGACGTTCACCGTAACGGTGGACACCTCAAACGCCGCCTATGACGCGGCGATGGGTGGGTATCTTATCCCGGCGACCGTCGCCAGCGTCACGGTTCCTGTTGTCGCGTCTGCGGCGTCCTCCGGGTCGAACGTGCAGGCCAACACGGTATCTGTCATTCTTGACGCCATTCTTGGCGTTGATACGGTCAACAATTCCGCCGCCTTCACCGGCGGCTCGGACGGGGAAAGCGACGGGGCGCTGCGGAGCCGCTTCGTCGCCTACCTGGCGTCTCTCGCCCGTGGCACGGTCGCGGCGATCGGCTATGCGATTTCGAGCGTTCAACTCGGGCTGAAATATAGCATCCTCGAAAACGTCAACCACGCATTGGTCGCGACGCCCGGAAACCTGACCATCATCGTCGATGACGGAACAGGCGCACCGCCCACATCATTGCTGAACAGCGTCTATCAGGCTGTCGATCTATACCGGGCGGCCGGCATCACATTCGGCGTCTTTGCTCCGAACATCGTCACGGTGGGCTTCAGCGCCATCGCAACGGTCAAGACCGGATATGACGTAGAGGCCGTCAAGGGTGCGATCGGACAGGTCGTCACCAATTATCTGAACTCTATCCCGATCGGCACCAGCGTTTCATACAACAGGTTGATCCAGGTGGCGTTCGATGCTTCGCCGGGTGTCGGCACACTCACCAGCGTTCTTCTGAATGGAGGGACGTCAGATGTGGCAATCAGCGTGGTTCAGGTCGCAAAATCCGGCGTGGTGACCATCGGATGACCGGCGATCAGGATGATTTCATTGCAAGACTGAAGGCCACGAAGCCGCAAGGGTGGTATCCGAGCTCAGCTCCTATCGTCGACGGGCTACTGACCGCTTTCGCCAATGTAGCGGCTTTCATCTATGGCCTGATTGCCTATGCCAAGCTTCAGACGCGGATCATGACCGCGACCGACGGGTGGCTCGACCTGATAGCCTTTGACTTCTTTGGCCGCCGAATGGTCAGAGGCACACGGTCGGACAACCTGTTCCGGTCTGCCATCATCGCCGAGCTCTTTCGTCCTCGGCAGACGCGGCAGGCGATCATCGACATCCTGACGGGACTGACGGGTAAGGTTCCGATCGTATTCGAGCCTGCACGTCCTCAGGACACCGGCGGCTATGCGCCCGGGCCAGCTGGCGACGGCCATGGGTACGGCCTGGCCTACAATCTGGCAGGCGGCTACGGCTCATTGCTGATGCCGTATCAGATCCTCGTGCAGGCATTCCGGCCAGCGACCGCGGGCATTCCGAATGTCATCGGCTACGGGGCCCCAGCTGGCGGCTATTCGACGCCATCGACCTTTGAATATGGCAACCTCGACATGATCGAGGGGTCCGTGACGGATGCTGACATCTACAGCGCCGTCGACAACGTTCGCGCCGCAGGCATCACAGCCTGGGTGGCAATCAGCAACTAACCTCGGAGCACCATCTTGGACCGCCACATCGTCTATCCAGGCGCGATTCCGCTCGACACCGATATCCTGAAGGCAATCAAGGACGGCTACTATGGCGTCGGCTGGCTGTCGGAATCAATAATCGGCACGAATGCTGTTTGCAGCGGGCTCGGGGTCACACCAACGTCGCCTGCCTCGTTGCAGGTCAACGTCGCGCCCGGCGCGATCTACAGCCTGCAGACGGTCGATGTCTCGGCTTACGGGTCTCTGGGAACTGACGCCAATCAGTTCACAAAGCAGGGTATCCTTGCTTCAGCAGCAACGCTGACGTTGACGCCACCGGGGACAGTCGGCCAATCGATCAACTACCTCGTTCAGATCGCCTTTTCCGAGGTGGACGGAACGCCGGTCGTTCTTCCCTATTACAACTCCGCCAATCCTTCCGTGGCGTGGTCGGGACCGAACAACTCGGGCACGCCGCAGAATACCGTACGCAAGGACACCTGTGTCGTTCAGTTGAAAGCGGGCACTCCGGCGGCCAGCGGCTCGCAGACGACACCGGCTCCGGACGCGGGTTTCACGGGGATCTATGTGATCACCGTCGCCAACGGGCAGACGACGATCACCTCGGGCAACATCAGCCTGCTTGCAACGGCTCCGTTCTTCACGCCCCTACCTCAGGTCCCGGCCGCCGTTCAGAATTCGCAGTGGACCTATGCGATTGCCGGGGGCACGGCGAACGCCCTGACTGCTACCCTGTTCCCAGCGCTTCTCGCATATGTTGCCGGCGTCACGCTTCAGGTAAAGCTCACGGCCAACAACACCGGCGCGGCGACAATCAACGTCAACGGGCTGGGTGCCAAGAGCATCACCCTTCCGAATGGCAACGCTCTTGTTTCGGGAGACCTTCTGTCCGGCTCGATCGTGATGCTTCAGTACGACGGAACCAACTTCCAGGTTCTCTCGGTCGTCGCCAGCGAGGTCTCTGCCGGGTATATTGCCGCCGGGCGACCGCCGCAGACAGCACCGTACTTCATCGCCAACGGCTCCGCTGGCGGCGCAACGTATGCAAACAACGTTGCGAGCGTATCCACAGATCTGGCGATCGCCTCCAGCAATTTTCTTGATGCTGGGACTACATTGTCAGGCGGCATCTTGACAATCGGGGCTAAGGACGCAGGGGTTTGGCAGTTTTCGACCAACCTCGGTATCAATACAAACTTCAATGGCTGGATTTCGAAGGTCTCGATGCAAAAGAATGGCTCCGGCAATTTTGCGTACGCTGAGCCGATAGTGTCTGGAACGGCGGGGACTGGCAACACCACCGTTAGTGGCACAATCAACTTGGCGGCAGGTGACACGGTGCGCCCGCTTATGCTTCAAAACACTGGATCGTCGCAGACGTCCAGCATCACCGGCCATTTCTCAGGATCAAGGGTAGGTGTTTAAAATGTCAGACGCAACAGAAGTAAAGCACTTGGATTGCACCGCTGAAGAAGCGTCGAACATTGTTTCTTGGCTTGAGCCTGTGGTCGCATCTACGTTGGTTTTCGACGGATCAGGGCTGGAATACCCGGAACAGTTCGCAGAAGACGTCGAAGGTGCCGATAAAACGAAACCTAAGGGCGCTTGAAAAGGAATGCGCTATACGCGAGCGTTTTCCCATCCAGCTCAACGACATCTCCCGGCGAGTTCCATTCTGCCAAAAGGTTCCCTAAGCCGGGGAAACTTCTTTCCCATTTGAGCGAGAAAAACCAGACCGGAAAAGACGCCTCGAAGTAGCTTGAAGGGACATGTTGGACGGCCAGTCGATCTTTTATCGACCGTCTGTCGAGTGGGAATCGGTTGAGATATGTCACGGCTGCATTGGCGACTGCCATATTTGCCAAGCCGGCAGACGGGTCCTTCAGATATTGCAAGGTCCCACTTGAAATCCCGAGAGAATAAGGCCCGGGCGGAATTTCCGTAGAAAATTCCTTTTCGGCGGATGCGCCAATTTCAGACGCTCTAGCGACCAAGGCTGGCAGTTCAACGACAGTCCAGTGAAATCTAGCGTCTGGATAGAGGTATCGGAAAAGGTGGTAGATTGCGCCATATCCGCCTCCAAGATCATAGACGCGATAAACGCCATCGATCGGTTTGCAAAGGCTGAATGCAGCCATGAACCGGATGACCTGATCAGATGCATCACGGATAGCCTTGGCGGGGTCAGCCGATACCTCTTGGTACCGTTTAATAGAGCGCTCAATCGCCGTATCGGAACTATAGCCAGCGCTGCCGTTACAGGCGGCTAACGCTTCTTCGTATGAGTTGAAATCTCCTTCGAACCGAATTCTGTCCTCGATAGGAGCCGCAACTGGCTCCGGTCGCTTGGTAAACAATCGAGCAATCCTGGCGCGCATGCTTTTCCTCCTATGGGGAGGCCGTTGTTGCAACCTGGAATCGTCAAGTCAATCATAATTTAAGGTCTCCAAAATGAAGCGGTTTTTGCTGGCTGCATTCTTCAGCCTGTTCTCTAGGCTTGCGCTCGCTGCACCTGCGACAGTCGCGACATGCGATCAAACGGGCATACAATCGGCCATAACTGCTGCTGGTGTCGGCGGGACAGTCTCTTTCCCTTCATGCACCTATATCGTGGACGGCCTGCAAAACTCGGTTCCCAACCAGACGTGGGTATTGGAACAGAACGCCGTTCTCCAGCGCTCTCCGACGTCGACAACGGCAATCATTACGCTTCAAGCAGATGGGTTGAAACTTCGCGGCGGTATCCTCGATGGGGCGAGAGGCGTTAACCCGAATGCTGCGGTTGGCATAGATGGGACGGGCTATTCCTTTGATGGCCGCGACTTCACCATGCAGAACATACCCGGCTGGGGAGTGGCGATCGACAACGGTCAGATGTTTTTGTCGAACGTCAGATTTTCCAACATCTTCAATTCGTGCATCATCTGGCGGAATCAGATTGCGACGACGATGCACGGTCCGTCGATCGACCGGGTACTGTGCGATAGATCGGGTGAAAATCCGTCCACAGTAAGCGCCGGCGGCATCAATATTCGAGCTGCCGACGGCAAATGGGTCATCGGCACCTCTGTCACCAATTCCGAAGTCCTGCTGCCTTCGTCGGCGGCCGCGAATAATGTCGCGATCGAATTTTGGAATTCACAGCATGTCCATGTCATCGGTAACAAGATTTCCGGAAGCCGGATCGGAATATCGTTCGGAAATGTGTCGGGTGGCCTGATCGCGCAGAATTTCGTTCAGATTCCGGTCAACTATGCGGTTGAAATCGCAAACGCATCCAACTCGGTCAACGCAATGAACAACATTCTGACCGGGTATGCGCCTTCACTGGAAGGCTTTGAAGTTTCGACCGGATCTAGCGGCATCAAGATTATGGGCAATTTCCTGAATGGGTTCGGCACCAATGTCGTGATCCACTCGGGTTGCTCGGCCACTGCTCTCAACAATTGAAACGTCTAAAGGACAATCCAATGACAGATCTCCCTTGGGTCGCCGAGGCGAAGAAACACGTCGGTTTGCAGGAGGTGCGGGACAAGGCCAAGCTCATGGCCTACTTCGCCACCGCCAATCTTCACTATGACCCGGTTCAAACCCCATGGTGCGGTATCGGCCTCGCCGCCATCTTCCACAATTCGCTGCCGAAGCAGCCGATGCCGCCAAATCCGGCATGGGCTCAGAACTGGCTTAAGTTCGGCGTTCCTTGCACGCCGCAGGTTGGCGCGGTCCTCGTCTTTGTCCGGAATGGCGGTGGTCACGTCACGATCTGCCTCGGTCAGTATCAGGGCGATTTCGTCTGCCTCGGCTGCAACCAGGACAATTCGATCAACATCTCGCTCAAGAGCAGGAAGAACTTGCTTGGCGCGCGTTGGGCGGATCGCTACGGCCCTGTTCCGAATGCCACGCTTCCGACCCTGGCCGATGCCCAGTTCAAAGCCATGACGAGCATGGCGTAATGCGCCCGCGCGCCATTCTTGCCATCGCGGTCTCCGTGATCGCGATCCTCTTCCTGCATGCATGCGCCTCCGATCGGGCGACGAAGCTCCTATCGAATTCGATCGAGGCAGAGCAGACGCAGGCTGCCAAGCCAAATCCCTACTTCAACGACTGAAACCACGAAGGAACATTCTCATGCGCCTTATCCACATGGTGGCAATCGCCGCCGTGACTCTCTCGCTTGCTGCTTGCAGCACGGTCGACAAGTACCTGAGCGTCGTAACGCAGAGCAACCTCGATGCGGCCAAGACGGGCTATGCGCCGGTTCTCGCCGCCGCAGCCACCTACAACGAGCTGCCGCGCTGCGCCGCCGGCCAGAGCGCCACGCTGGCCGTTCCATGTTCGGTCTATGCCAATGTCAAGATCATGCGCGATGCCGACAAGCAGGTATCCACTGGCTTCGACCAGGCGCAGGCGGACATCAACGCCTGCAATCCCGGTGTCAGTGGCATCACGACGAAGGCGGCCGGCTCCTGCAGCGCCCTGACGGCTGACTATCACGCCCTCACGGCGCTGATCGCAACCACCAAGACGACTTACTCCAACATCACGGGGAAAACTCTATGACCGATCTCGCCACCATCATCGCCGATGCGGAAATCGTCGCCAACCTCGCCAAGATGGCGATCGAGTATGGCGAAGAAGTCGCTCCCTACGTCCAGCAGTTCTACCGGATCGTTGTCGAGAAGGAGACGCTGACGGTTCAGGAGCGCCAGGACACCGAAGCCGCTCTCCAGGCATTCCGCGACCGGCTGAATGCGCCGCAGGCCGGCGACCCCGATTACGTTCCCCCTGCCGCCTAAGGAGCGCGCCATGTCCAAGTTCCTCAATACGAACACCCTTCACAATGTCATGAACATCGTGATCGCGCTTCTCGCGGCCTTCACGGCATTCCTGCTTGCCACCGGCTGCACCACGCTCGCCACCGGCGCGCTCGAATGCTCCAAGTCGTGGGTAAACCCGACCTACACGACCGCCGCTCTGGCGGTTCTCGGTGGCATCAAGACGCTGGTCAACATCTGGCGCGACGGTCTGAGCGGCCTCATTAAGCCGCAGCCACCCGTCCAGAAGTGATCGACCGCGTCTGCTTCATCGGCTTCCTCACATCATCCGCCACGCTAGTCACAATCATTGTGCTGGCGTGGCTTCCATTCTTGACATGACGGAGCGATGTTATGGCCGACAAGAAAATCGCTGACAGCGGCGATGCCCTGATCCGCTACAACAAAGATATGGGAGACGGAACTTGGGCGCAGAGGGTGATCGCGATGCTGTTGGATGCGACAGGCGCAGCCTTCGGGACGGCAGCCAATCCGCTCAACACGTCGACTGCGCCGCTATCAACGTCTGATCTCTCTATCGCCACAGCGGTGTCCACGGCAGTCGGCGACACTTCTCTTGTCCCGGCCGCTTCTGGCGTGGCAACGCGGGTATACCGAGTTCGGTTCAATGTCGCCGGCGCGAACACGCTTGTCATTAAAAACGGCACGACGGTGCTGGAAACGATCACGTTCGCAGGTCCTGGATTCCTTACCTATGATTTCTCGACGCGGCCTTGGTATAAGACCTCGACGAACACCGCTCTCATCCTCACCACATCGACCACGGCGCAAGTCAACATGGTCGTCGAATTCACGCAGGGGGCCTGAGATGAGCGGCGGTTCCGTTTTCCCAGATCTCTCGGCCTACCTGAAAACCGTCGACCTGCCAGCCGGTGTTCAGTTCGTCAGCCAGACGCCGCAGTTGATCGCCGATCTCATGGCTAACTTCCCAGCCGGTCCGACCTACAAAGGCAAGTATGCCCAAGTGACTGACCTATGGGGTGCCGGCATATTCGGCGTCATGCGCTGCGGCTACAATGGGCGCATCTACTATTGGGAACCGACGACCCAGCCTCAGTTGCTGGGGCAGGTGACGTTGATAGGAAACGCCACCGTGCAGCCGTTGACGTCGCTCCCCATCATGGAACTCATCGGCGCCGGGCCTCCAACGCTGACAACATGGAATGTCACGCTTGGGACCGATAATGCGGTTCCCGGCATGGTGAAGGAGATCCGCTCCTCTTTCTCGTCTCTTCTCGGGACGCTGAACATACTCGGGACCGGCATCGGCTCAACGCTTTCCCTCGCACTGAACACGAACAAGCGGTTCGGCTGCTACGATACCGGATCCGCGCTAGCCTGGCGCCAACTTACCTGAAAATCTCAAAAAATACGGAGAACTGCTATGCACGTCTCGCCTCCGACGGATGGCTCGCGCAATCCCATCACCGTGAACGGCCGAAGCTATTCTTGCGCTGTCGGCCAAGCCTTGACAGTCCCTGACCAGGACGGGTTTGTCATGCGCGCCAATGGCTGGACGCAGGTTGCTTATACGATCACTGTCGGCATCACGCAGGCCGCATACAACGCGCTTGCCAACCCCGATCCGAATACCCTTTACGTGATCACGGGTTGAGCCGATGACGACAGCATATCTCGGAGGCGTTGCCTCATCCACTTTCAAGCTCGGGGGTGCCAGCCCGACAACCATAATACAGGGTGGGGGTGGGCAAATCATCCGCGCATTGGGAGGTGGCTACCCCTTGTGGGAGCGTCATACCCTAGCGGAATTCTCCGGCCTGTCTGACATCTATAATGGCGGTGCAGGCGTCACTGGCCTGTCTGAAGATCCTACCCTTCTCGACACCTACGATACCGGCAATAAGGGTCTGAACTGGGTTCTGCCTGCGAGCACGCAGACCTTGAAACCGGCCAGCGTTCTCGCGCAACCGATGGACGTTCGAGATGGGTACGTTCGGCTCCGGTATCGCGCGGTCGCCTATGCCGGGGCGAGCACTGGCAACGTGACGATGGACATGCGCCTTTACAGCGCGGGGACCCTTGCATCACCTGGTGTCGGCTACCATCGTGCCAACGTCTCCTATTTCATGATCTCCAAGTTGTCGCTTGGATCCAGCACCAATCTCCACACTGGTGCTTGGCAATGGGGCTGGATACCGATCCACCTGTTCTCGGCCGTCAATGGCGGTGCGGACCTCAGTGCCATCATCTTCCCGACGCTTGTTGGACAGAGATCAGCTAACGCGCCGGTTCTCGGTATCGGCAAGATCGATTTCACGCCTTACATTCTAGATCGCCCGGCTACAGGCGCCCGAGCCGATGATGCTTCCCCTTCGTTTCATACTGTCATTCGCCCGATGATCGAAGCGGCAGGCGGTCGTGGCATGTTCAACGGCGGCGCGGCACTCGACGCTTCCGCAGGATATGGGAGGCCTGGCCGAGCTACGTGGGCGCAATATGCCGACAGCGCGGCGGCAGGACATCAGGGCTTTTCGCAGGCGGGAACGACAGAGGCCGTCGCGACGTCTCTCGCCGCTGCGCAGGCAAACTATCAGGCCGAGCAAGACGGCATCAAGGCACAGGGAATAAACATCCAAGGCCTTGGTGACGGCTCTTACCACAGCGGCGAGGGTTACGGCTGCAGTTACGACAGATATGGACGCTACACCGTTGGTCTTCGAACTGTTCAGCGAGCCGACTTCGGTCAGGCTGCGTTTCCGCAGTGGAACGTTCCGCAGGTCTGGCCGCCCGCCGACCCGTACAACATTCAGGTTCATGACATGGCCGGCGTCGGCGGCCCTGGTGGCACGACGACGCACGATGGTGTTATTGCTCAGTACAACGCCCACAAGGCATGCCGAGGCCTGAACAATACCAACAAGTTCGGCGGCTATTACGTGGTCATGGGGCATGATAGCTATCTGCAGTCAGCGGGGCAGACCGGCTATGATGGCATCAAAACCCTGTGCGATCTGAAGACTGGTGGCGAGGACATGGACATTATCCCGATCATGAACCTCATCAATCCATGGATACCGATCTTGGGCCAGGATCTGAAGATGCCGGATCGGGTGGCGATTACCTACCAACCATAACCTTTTCCACCCCCACCCCGATCAAGGGTGGGGGTGACTAGCCGCTATAATGCCCGAATAGCATCTTCGCCTGTTTTGCCCCGCAGGAGCATTTCATGCGGGCTTCTATGTCGGTGATCAACGCGTGATGCAGCAACGGCGGTAGGCTTCTGCGATCAAAATCCACCTCCTTATCGCACGCCCGGCACTGCACCCTGATCTCGACATGATGCGGCGCGACGTTGATATAGCCGGGCGACCAGTTCCTTATTTCGACAAATTTGCGCATGCGATCTCGACCCCTCGCTGAAGGTTGATTTCGAGAGCCGCAATCTCGTGATTTAGTTCTTATTATGTTCTCATTTTTCGAGTCGTCAAGGGTAGGGCGGCGGCAGCCGATTTCTCTGCAAAAGAAATTCAATTCCATGAAAGACCCTCGGGCCAACCTTGGGCGCAGATGACTCCGCATATCAAAGGGCACGAAATTGCCAGAAGAAGCCGCCGCGTCCGCGAGCACGAAGATACTTGATGTTGGCGTCGTCGGGGCATGCTGCATTCTCCTCATCCTTGCCGTGATCTTCCTGATCATGTGGATCAGAAGCATTCTGAAGGACATGGACGAGGCAAAGCAGGCGCACCTCGATGACGTCAAGAAATATGCCGCAGAGGGCGAGGCGACCCGCGCCGTCCTGGCAAAGACCATCACCTCCGTCGAAACCCACACGGAAACCACCAAAGCGATGATTGAGCTATTCCGCTCCGAAAGGATGCGCTCATGACGATAAAGGGGATCGTGGAACGGATTATCCGCGGGCGCCGGCTTGTCGAGCGTCGCCATGAGATCGAGCGCGAGATCGAGACCGAGAAAGAGAAGATCGACAATCACCGTGTCGAGTTCAGAGGAGCTGTCCGCCAGCATGCACAGATCGTCGATTCCAGTTCTCGCGTCATGAACACAATGACGCAGGCAATCATAATGATGGAGGCCCGCCGTGGCCGCGATTAGTCGAAATCAATTGCTTCTCGGTACGATTATCGTCCTGGCTTTTTATTGGGTTGCCGGCGCATTCACTCCAGACCCCTATCTCTCAAGTGCTGTTTCGCTCCTGCTACTGATCGTCGGTGTCATCACCATGGCCCGGTACTCACCGGACACCTGGGCGATCGTCATCAAGGGCAAGCGGAGCCCGGACGAGCGCGGGCACGGCAGCCATCTTGCGATCTATGGCATCTGGCTCCTTGCCGCGGGCTCTTGTTATTCGGGTGCCTACGGACTGACCTGGGTGTCGGCAGGCCAGCCGCTCGACTGGATAGGTACGACCTTCTCCAACTTCGGCCGATTCCTTCTGATGTCAGGCTTCGCGCTCGTCTGCGCAAGCCCGAACGTCACCAAGGAAGGCATCAAGTTGCCCGGCAATACATGGGTGTACGTCCTGCTCGCTATGATGGCTGCTGCCTGCTTCTGGGCCGGAACGCAGTTCAGGAACCCGGTCTATAGGGAGACTTGGATCAGCCCGGCCCTGTTTAACCGTCCTCGATGCGGAGACGAACGCCCGATCTGGGGAACGTCTCGGCATATCTACCATACGCCGCTCAGTCCTTATCGAGATCTCGTCGTCCCCAAATATTGCTTCCGGAGCGAGGCGGAGGCGAGGGGCGCCGGATTCTCGCCGCCGAAGTGGGATGCGAGCAACTGATGCAGATTGCCTTTGAGGCGACCTTGGCTAACCCTTCATCACCTCAAAGCACCTATCCCAATATTCCTCCACCATCTTCGTGGCGAGACGAGCGGAATCAACAAACCCGGCATTCGGAGTAGGTGGCGCGCCCTTGAGGGCTTTCGGGTAGGATCCTGCCCAATGCCACTTGCCCTTCATTGGACCTCCGAACTCTTTCCAAATGCGGCCGATGTATTGATCACCGTCATATCCGCACCAGTCGTATTTTGTCGCGGTATCTCGTTCGTCGAGCTTGGTTTGACGCCAAGTGTAGCGGGGAGAGTAAGGCATGCTATAGTATGACCAAGCATTGCGATTCATTCAACGTTATCAACGGGACGAATTTCGGTCCCACCTGCTGCTAAACAATTGATTTTGGCTATTCCTCACTCTCCTGCAGGGGTCGCCATTGGCATACGTAAGTTATTGATTTTTCTATAGGTGCGACCAGCTAGGGTCAAAGGTGCGACCTACATTTTGTTCGACAACCGTTCCGACGCGGCCCGCGCCAGTTTCCTTTTGTCGGCTTCCCTCGTGTAAACTTCGGCCATCGCCAGCCTCGACCAGCCGAACATCGCCATCAGTTCGTGAGCCGTAGCGCCTTCGTTTGCCGCTATGGTCGCCCCGGCTTTTCGAAGTCCGTGCGCTCTGCAATCGTCCGGCATCTTCGCGGCGACGCACTGGTCTCTGAACCAATTCCCGAATGACGCCGCAGAACTGAACGGTTTACCAGCCGCAGTCGCCAGGAAGGCTAGATCGGCGGTCTTCGTGGCATCGATTGATTCCTGAAGTTGCTTGAAGACCGGCAGGTACACCCATACGCCCGTCTTGGTAGTTTTCAGGGAGATCACGCCCTCCTTGAGGTGTTGCCGCCCAACGACAACGACATCCGATCTCCTGAGCCCGAGGAAAAGAAGTAGATCGATCGCCAGCCTGGCACGCGTACCGACCTTGTGGAACGCTCGATATTTCTCGACCTCCTCAACGCTCCATGTGTGGAATCCATCGGTTTTGACATTGATTTTGCTAAACGAGGCAGTCGGATCGATATCGATATGCTCGGCAGACAGAGCCCATGAGCACAGATGTTTCATCGTCTTCAGGAAGTTGTTTGCAGCTTCCGGAGTGGTGGCGCGCTTGTCTATCGCTTTTTTGATATGCTGCTTGCTGAGTAAGACAAATGGCATTCCCGCCGTTTTTTCGTCTTTAAGAACCTGAAGCAGGATATTATCGCGTTGGCGTCGGGTCGACGCTGCCAGATTTGAAAAATCGCTGCTCCTCTTATACTGGTCGATAAGCCACTTAATCGATCCGGATTTCAGCTTTGGCGCCTCGACAATGGTTGTCGATCCGGTCAATGCCTTTTCATAAGCGGCGTTGAATTCGTCAGTCCCATAGGTGGCCGGCAACCGGACGCGCCGGCCGTTTCGTTTGAAATACCACACCATTTTTCCATGGCGGGTCTTTTCGTGGGACAGGAACTGTTTGCGCGGCATGTCCTCCATCAGAGATCAATATCCGCGTAATATTCAATAGCCTTTTGCCTGTGGTTATCGGGGATATCGGGTGAAATGCGGATTATTGACCTCTTGAAGTCGATTTCAACGCAGACGCCCTTTTCTTTGACAACAGCGGCCAGGCGGCGAAGATCGGACTGTTTCACGAGGGCTGGCGTTGTCACGGCTTCCGCTCCTCTGTATCCTTGAGAGCGCGAATTTCCCAAATCCCATAACCTTTGCCAAACAGTGCACCGCCACCGAACATGAGAATTGACACATCAAGGCTTGGGGAAAAAATTGAGATGACCGCGCAGCATGCAGCAACGAAGGCTCCAAGGAACATAAGGCTGGATGGTTTCACCCCTCCACCCCCTTATCGATAGGAAGAGCGCGGATGGCGGCGTAGTGATTATCGTGGCACTCTTTGCAGCACGACATTCCTCCGACAACTCCGCCATGCCAGAGTTTAGTGCCGATCTCCTCGTGAACGGGCTCTTCGTAGAATGCGACCGCATGGTTGATCAGTCTATATTCACCGCACAGCACGCAGTCATCCCAATGGCGATCGGGAAGCCAATCGTAATAGATCACATTGATCTTATCGATCGATTGCATGTATGGGATGTCGTTCGGATCGGTTGGCCTACTCATTCACCATCTCCCGATGTAGAGGCGCTGGAATAGCCGGGAGCGGGAGGAGGGGCTTGAAGCCGGTACTCGATCGGTCGGTATGAAGCGTTCCAGCCGATTTCATCGGCACAGATCGAACCCAACCGCTCCGCGTGCTCGCGCGTCTCGTCTCGGAAGCGAACGATCACCCTAGTGCGGGGCGGGACAGGGCATCCTGGGGTATCGTGGTGGACCCACTCGTTCATGACCGGCTCCTGCGTCGGTTGACCCACGCCTCTTTCTGGCCGCCGTAGTCGGCCTCGACGGCAGCGACAAAACCGGCCTCTGTCAGTGTCTGCCAGCCCTCTCGGCGCACGGCTAGGCCACGATCAACAAGCCCGTCTCGTCCTGACTTTGAGCATAGATCGCCATCCCACGTCGGGCCGTGAAAGAATAGCTGTCGGAATACTTCGCGTTCGTTGCTGTCAAGAGGGCGAGAAGAATCTTTGATGGCGTCATGCATGATCGTTCTCCTTGAGGAAATAGCACTTTTGACTGGTATCGTAGCGCATGAGGTGCGGATGGAGTTTCTGAACCTTGCCGAAGTCGCTGGACGCGACCTGCGGAGAAACGCAGAATTTCTTGACGACATGGCTTCGGTTGATAAAGCCGAAGATTTCAATCGTCTCGATAATCCAGCCGATGCGGAGATTTTCGAAATATCTCATCTACTTGCCCTCCTTCCCGGTATCTTCGGAATAGCCGGGAGCGGGAGCGTCTGACCTCGGTGCGGGCGTGGGGTTTTCTTCGAAGATTGGCCACGCATTTGCGAGGTAGTCCCGGCTCGGCTGTATCCACATGTCTTGGACTGACGTGCAGTTGAGGACCACGCCTCGCGCTTGCCAGTGGAGCTTTCGCTTCGACAGGCCTATCAGCGCCTCGCCAATGGCTTTCCAGTGGTTGACGCCATTCCAGAAGCCGTGCGCCTCGATCATGCCATGCGCGGCCACGCATGCCTCCCCTGCCTCTTTCAGGTGAGATTTTGGCACATATGCCTTGTCGAAGCTGATCATCAGCACTGCCCGCTCTTCGCCTGTCACCCTCTTGTCGCTGGCCAAATCCCAAACCATCCGGTTCTTGCGGTCATGACCGACATAATCCTTGCGGTCGTAGTCTGAGAAATTGACGTCCGGAAAGTATTTGGATGCCAGATGATCCCATATGCAGGGGCCAGAGCCCCAACCGTTGCGGAATTCGGCGCAATGCGTCGTGCTCTTGCGGTTGAGGATGTAGAGGTCGGAAGTGCTCATCTACTCGCCCTCCGTCGCTGTGGTGGAGAGGGCGGCGCGTTCGATTTCCTCCCAAGGCCGGAACTTGACGAAGTCGGGATCGACCGCCTTATAAAGCTGGTGATAGGCCTCTTCGACGCTCTCTTCGATCAGGGCATCGCGGATCGCCAAAACGGTTTCGGCGGACATTGTGACGCTCGGCTGGCGGTAGCGGTTAGCAGCCCGAAGAGCGGTTCCCATGATCTCTCGCCAACGGTCTATGCCGCCGCTGATCGAAAGCATCGTCAAGGGGAAAGGATCGCGCAGACTTTCGATCATGGCCTCTACGACATCGGCTTCCGATCCCACCAGACTTGAAACGGGCGTGTGGTTATCCTCCTTCCCGGTATCGGGACGATCGGCGTCCGTGGTGAGGGCGGAACGGGCCTCTTCGATCGCCTCCCGCATAAAATCATCTTGCGGGAACCTACGACGCGATAATGGAGTATCATAAACTCCAAGCAGATTTTTCAGCGCATCTTCGAGTTTCTTCACCCTTACCGCATCACCGCTTCCAGCCCGGTCGGGTTGGAGGGCGGCGAGCTTGGCATCGTCAGAATGAGCCAGCAGAGTCTCGAAGGCGGCAGCAAGTGCCGAAACAGGATCGTTGATGTCGGCCCACAGCACCTCGTTGAACTTCTGATAGGCAAGATTGAAGTCGGCACGATCAAAGGGTACTGCCGATACACCCTGCGTGAGTATCTCCGGGCCACTGCGCTCTTTCGCAGGCTCCCGCTCCACCTCTTCATCTCGTAGGGGATGGGCGACAGGAGCGGAGAAAAGGGGCTGGCATTCCCACCAACCGACATGGCCATGGTGAAAATACCAGTTTTCCTGTTCGCTATGTCGAGCGCGCCAAGCAACCGGCTCCGAGCCCATGGCCTTGAGGTAGGCGGATATCGCGGTTTCAGCCTCACGCATTTCGAGATGCACCGGCTCGTAGTTCTCGCCTTCGCCAAGAATAGTTGCTTCGCAAGCAGCCTTCAGCGCTTCTTCATGTGTCATGATTGCTGATCCTCCCCTTTATCGGGTGTGGGAGTGGTGGGGTGGCTTCCAAGGCATTTTCATTCAGTTCAGTCATTGGAGGTCTCCTGAAGGGCCTTAAGGATGGCTATGCAAAGCGCGATCGCTGGCGTTGCACCGTCCTCGAACTTCTTGGATGATATTTTCGCGACCGCCGCCCAATGAGGGTATTTTCCGATAGGCTTGCCGTATTCGGGGTTAAGGCAGTTGAGGATATGCGATGTTTTGGACGCCAACTCCCACCCGTGCTCAGGCAACACCCGCTCGCAAAGGGCTATGGCCGCGTCTACAGAGGCGGTGAAGGCCGGTACGATAATTAGGGCGCCAGTCGCGTCCCTGGTCTCATCAATGTTGTACGGCCCCCATGCTCCTGTGCTGGAGGTAACGCGAGTTGAATTTCGCGTGGCACCTTTCGTTATAGCCAACCAAAGCTGCGTATCCAGTTCCCGGCTCGGGCGTTTAGCCTTCTCCAGCGCATCAATGAGTTCTGGTAAGGTCATGGCCGATCTCCGTCATATAGTCTCTGGTCGTCAAACGTCCGAGAGTTTTCCAGAACGTCTTTCCTGGCTGCTGTGAGCATGTTGACGATTTGCAAAGCCTCGTCTGGACTGATGCTGTGCGTGCATATCTGAGGAATGACGAAATCGATGTGGCCGCAAAGTGTGCCCGCAGCCTGCCAAGTGCCGTGGATGGTTTCCTCTTCGAAGAGTTTGGCTGCGTATTCTCTTTTCGTAAACGCGATGACTGACATCCCCTATCCCTCCTTCTTGGAAGAGAGGGCGGCGATAGCTTCCTTGATATCATCGGACGGCAATGCGCCGCATGCCCATTGGTCCAGATCGGCTCCGTTTGCTCTGTAGATTGTCTCTAGTGCGTGACGGACTTCCGCCCTTGACGGCAAAGAATAGGACGGTGGCGTCGGAATGCCGCTATTGAGGAAGGCGATACGGAAAGCATCTTCCGCGCTCAGATTGCTTTCACCATGGCCGATCTCCGTGCCACCCTGCAAAGTGATGATTGCGCCATATAAAGGTTCGCCGGCACTGACTTTTCCTTTTGCGATATGCCAATATAGCTCAGGATAATCGCGCTCGAACGCTCCTAAAAGGCCGCTCCTCGTCTCCAGCGCCTTCCGCAGCCTTTCGTTTTCCTCGACAATGGAGGCGTGGAGAGCGAACTGGGATGCCGGATCGGCATAGGTCCAGATCAGCCTATCGGCCAAATCCTTGTAAGGATCGGTTCCGTCGCGGCGATGCTCGGATAGCTCTTCCTCTGTGGCAGGACGACGGACGACAGCAAACAGACTGCCGTTTTCGTCGCGGATCATGCCCCAGTCATCAAATTCGTTCGGTCGATAGACAAGCTTCTTCACCATCACGCCCTCCCGCTGACTTCGGCTTGCCCTTCGAAGCGGGCAACGATTTCCTTGAGGGCGACGATGATATCCTTACGATCGGCGTTGCTGACGTAGTTGGTGCGAGCGCCGACTGGCATGTCGAAGGGGAAGACCAGCAACACAAAGCCGTTGTGCTTCGGACGCTGTTGCCCATTGAGGACATCATCAAGGCCCTGAGCGATTACACGCATGATTTCTGCAGTTTCTTTTTTCTCCACCATCTCACTCTCCCTTTGCGGAGGAAGGGGAACGGGCGGCGCGAAGCTTTTCGGCATACGGTTCGGGCAGTGAGCCGTTGCGCTCGTCGCGCTCAAGGCACCATTCAACGGCCAAACGAAAGCTTTCGCGTTCATATCCAGCATCGCGCAGCCCGCGTTCGTATCCGGCAACCTCGGCTGCCTCTAGCTGCTTGCGATGACGGGATTGCTGAGCGTAATATGCCTTGGCCGATTCCGTGGTTTCGTCGTGAATCGCAGCCCACGCCTTGCCAGCGTCATCTTCCGCCTCGCGCAAAGCCTCGAGCAAGCTTGCCGCTCCGCCCATCAGGCAACCGGGCGTGCTGCCCTCAGTCGATCCAAAATGAATTCTAGCCTGCCGGGATGACGTGAAGACATCATCGCAATGGAAGCAACGCCATGTTTTGCGCTTCATGCGTCCTCTCCATTTCTGGGGGTGGCGCGGGGTTCGTACTTTTCCTTCAGCCGATCACCCATGACGCAGGCGCAATAGCCATCGTCGTCGTCACCAAAATCGAAGCATTTGGGGCAGGGCGTATATCCGCGAAGCTTTTGCTCGGCCTTGATGGCATCGCACTTTTTGCCGGCGAAATAGATACGCTCATCGCCCATCGGCGCGCTGTCAATCAATCGGTCGTGGCGCTCCATAGTTTCGTGAAGCAAAGAGGCGAGGTCGAAATCGGAAAGCGCTGATAGGTTCTCTGCCATATTAATTCTCCCTCGTAGTAGAGCTGCGATCGGATGGTTCGAAGAGCGAGCGGCGGGGTGGAAGTGGAAGCTGCTCGCGGATCGCGCGCTTGGCTTTGTGAGCGGAGGTCGGGAAGCCGGCGGATTTGATCGGGGCCTTGGGGGCGACGATGCCGAGGACCGATTTAGCCTTGGCGCGAACCTTGGCGCGCTCGGTCGATTCAGCCGACGTTTTTGCCGAATGGCAGTTCACGCACGCGATCTGTAGGTTGCCTTCGGCATGCCGGCCGCCGTCGGCGAGCGGCTTGATGTGGTCGTAGTGCTTCGTCTCGCCGGTGAGGATTTTTCGGGTGCAGATCTGGCAGCGGCCGTCGGCCCGGTTCCAGACGCGGAGCTTGACTTCGGTCGGGATGGCGACATCATCGTGCTTGCCGATCCATTCGGGGATTTTGCGGCTCACGCGGCATCCTCCAACATGAATTTCTGGACGCGCTTGATCGTCTTGCCCTTGAGGCGGATCACCTTGAGGACGCGAGCGCGGTCGCATGAATAGGAATGGCCGGCCGTCACGGCGTCGGGATCATCGACGAGATCACCGATCGGCTCGACTTCGTAGACCTTTCCGGCGCCGCTATGATGCATGCAGCCGAAGATGAGTGCGCCGTCGAACTCGGTGCAGACATAGACCTTGGTCGTGTCACAGACGGCGCGGGCGCCGAACCGGGCGGTCGATGGCGCTTTGGTGATCGCAGGCGGAAGAACGAACTGACCGACCTTTAGATCGCCATAGCCGCCGTGGAAGAACTTAGCCATTGGCGCGCCCTCTCAAAATCTCGGTCATCGCGTCCCGTTGCGCCTTTTCGATCGGCTTCACAGGACGATGCTGGCGGCGGCGGATTTCGATCTCGCGCTTGCGGTTTAGATATCCAGGCGTTGCGCGCTCGATGCGACGGTCGGATATGGACTGCAGCCGGGAGGCGCGGAACTTGGACCAGAGGCGGATGGTCTTGCGGATGAGTTGTTCGAGGGTCATGAATAATGCCTCCCTCTGTTGCATTCCTCGCAAGGGTTGCCGATCGGTCGGCCGCAGCATTTCTCTAGCGCCGTCGATCCTTCCCGACGGGCTATGATGCCTTTTGAGCGATGGTCGACAGGGTTTTGTCGGATCGGCGTGTAAGAGACGCTGCAGAATCCGTCTTTGCCGTTGGTCGGCTGAAACTCGAATTCTTCGCAGTCGCTTTTCGTGCCGGGTGCAATGTAAATTATCGCTCGGCTCATATTGTCGTTGTACTGGACGAAATGAGCCGGAAACTCGGCGAAGTCGTTTGCGCCGTCACCGCAACCGTTCGGATCGTATTCTCCATTGAAAGTGCGAACCGTGATATTGTCGCCGGGCTGGAATTCAGGCTTGAACGATGAGCAGCGATGATTGATCGAGCTGACGCCAAAACCTTTGATAGCCTCGGAAAGCTTGGCTTTGATCTCGCATCCGTCACGATTTAGGCATGGGGCGCACTTGCGATATACGGTCATGCCAAGGCCTCCGATTTCGCGAAGTAGTGCTGCATATCCCGCTCAGAGCACCATTCGTCACCGAGAGGGTGATTGCAGTTCTGCCAGCCGCCGTATTCGTTCATTTCCTGCCACCGGCCTTTGATGCCGCGCTTGAATTCCTGGCTTTTCGGGCTGTAGGGCTGAAAACGGTAGGCCGACCAGACGCGGCGATAGATCACCGTGCCGTCTTTCGGCATTTCATCCTTGCGCCATTCGATCGTCATGCGGCCAACTCCTTCTTCACGTCCTCGGGAGTGATGCCGAACTCGCTCGCGATGAAGGCCAGAGCCTCGCGAAGAAATTCTCCGAAGGTAGGCTCGTCCATGTTTTCGAAAGCGATTGATGCCGGCACCTTGACGATGTAGCCGCCGAGCAGAATGTCATCGGTGAAACCGGTACGAAGCTTCACCATCTGATGAAGGGCCTTGTCGGTCGGCGCACAGCCGGTCGCCTTGACGACCTCGCGTAGGAACGCCCAGTAGAAGCGGAGGCGATCCGGCACGCGCCCGGTGCGCAGCTCGACGCGGATCCTTTGACCTTCTGGGAACTGGCGTACCAACTCGCGGTCCATTTCCATTTCGCCGACCAAACGGTCGCCTTGGCGGATGACGTAAATCGGTGGATTTTCGGAATTCTTCTTCGCGGCCATGACGCTCATCCAGCCATCAAAGGATGATTGCGGATAGCTTCGACATCATTGGCCGGAAGCGGCGGCGCGCCGTATCGCTTCACCCGGTCGACGACCTCGGCAAGCTCTTCGTTGAACTGCTTCACGGCGGTCGAGATCGAGGCGATATAGGCTTCTTCTCGATAGGCGCGCTTTACGAAGAGCGGCATCTTCGGCCAGTAGACGACGATATCGATCCATTCGCGCTCAGCGACCCAGAGTGCGCCCTGGCATTGTGCTTTGTGCTCCGGCGGGAAGCCGTCGCGTTCAAGGCATTCAATAAGAAGGTGAGGGAGCTTCGATTTGGCCTCGAACATGCCGTTCGTGCCGATCAGCCCATCCGGGCTCGCGCCCTTGTCGCCGTTGCGGATGAATCCGACAAGATCGATATCGGCGTCTGAGATGAATGAATAGCGCTGGCGCGCCTCGTCTTCCACCAAATGACCGCGTTCCATGTGGGAATTCGTATATCCCTCGACGGTCTCACCAGTAATGATTTCTCCCGCCAACTTGAACATGTATGTCTTGCGGGTCTTGCTCTCTCCACCGGAGCGGCCCGATGCCATAACCGTGTGAAATTCAGATGCTGTCGGGATGCCGGCGCGGGCAGAATACCATTCTGGCGTGTTCTGCTCGCAATTGAAAATCTGGATCATCGGCCGGTCCTTTCATGAATGCGCTGCTTGAGGATCGACATCGCTTCGTCAAATTTCTCGGCCGGCAGATCAGAGAGGCGCTGGATGTTGCCCATAGCGAGGAACTTTCGTTCACTTGCTTCGGATGCCTCGATTAGCTCGCGCAGTTGGATCTCCTGTTCTTCGGAAATCGTCTCGACGACATGATCCTCGGAAGACTTTCCGTCATCGTCATGGGAGGCCGCCAACCCCAAGGCCGCCTTGAGGGTGTAGCGCTGCAAATAGGTGATCGTGCTGCCGATCGCCTGTATGCTGTTCTTCTTGCCGCTGTCGTCCCGGCCGGCCACCAGTGTGTTTTTCTCGCTGTGCCCGTCACGGTGAGCGACGATGCATGTCACGCTGATCGGCTGGTTCGGCTCCGAGACTGTCTGGTAGCGGTAGGAAAGCCCGTGCTTGGCGAGGATCGGGTCGACGGTGCGAGCGATGGCGCCAAGGTCTTCGTGGCGATAGCTGGTTTCGCCTTTGCCGTCCTTGTGCTCGTAGCCAACCTTGCGATTTTTGACGATTACAGGGATTTCGGCCTTTGCTGCCGCCATCGCCGCGTCGAAAGCTTTACGTGCCTCGTTCGCCTCCCACCGCTCCTGAAGTGCGAGCAAGCGCTCCAATGTATCGGGCGTCGCGTTGCTGGACAGGGCCCGGTCGATCATCGTCATCGGCGTGATCGCCAAAACCTGCGGCTCGTGGACCGGCATCTGGTCGGCTTTTTGGATTTCCATTGCAGTGCCCATGATCAGAACTCCAATCGGACTGAGGGGATTTCGCCGGCAATGATCGCCAGCACGATCTTCTTGGCCGGCTCTTCGTCGATGCCTTGAGCCATCAGGGCTTCCTTGGCCGCCGACATGATCTTGCCGCGGTGCTCGCGATCCTGTTCACGGGCTTCGCGGTCTTCCTGCTCTTTGCGAACGGCGGCCTGGCGCTGATATTCGGCTTTTTCGGCTGCGTCCTTGACCGCGCGGGCTTCGGCTTCTGCCTTTGCGACAGCGGCGGCAGCCTCGCGTTCAGCCTTAGCGACTGCTTCCTTGGCCTCCCGCTCGGCAGTTTCGCGCGCTAACTGTGCAGCACGCTCTTCGCGGGCTGATGCTTCGCGTTCCTGCCGTTCCTTTTCGGCGCGTTCGCGCTCCTGAGCTTCGACGAGGGCGGCCGCGAGCCTTTCTTTGTTCAGTCGCTCTTCATCAAGGCGATCTCGCTCCGCCTTTTCAACGCGAAGCTTTTCAAGCTCGACTCGGTCGGCCTCGGCCTTTCTGTGCGCCTCAAATGAAGCCGTCAGCTTTTCCGTTGCGATCCGGTGAGCAACTCGGGCTTGTTCCTCGAACTCGCCAAGATCGGAGTTGATGACGATCTTTTGCTCAAGTTCATGGAAGAGCAGACCGTATGCCTGCGGCTCGCCACCGATCAGGCCATTGCCGCAATCCTCGATGTGCTTGATGATAGCTAGGCAGGAATCGACGCGAGCCTTTTCCTGAACTTCCCACTGCGTGAGCGGACGACGGGCATCCTCGGCAATCTCTTCCAGATCGGCCTTGACCGTGCGGCGCTTGGCATCGACGGCATTGATTTCCTTGCGACGATCCTCGTTCAGCTTCTTGCCGGCTTCGTCGATCGACGTCTTGAGGCGAGTGATCTTGAATGCCTCGGAGGTGATCTTCTGCCGGCTGCTGGCCGTGGAAAGGTCGGGAACAAAAGTCGACACGTCCTTGCGGAGCTGCGCGACGAACCGATCATAGAGGTTGTCGTCGAGCAGGACGGCGCTCGGGTTTTCCTTGACGAGCGCCACGACATCAGCCGCTGCTTCGCCATCATTCAGTTCAACGATCTTTTCAGCGGCGTGCGACATGGGTGATCTCCTGTTTTCTAAGGTCGTCTTTCTTGTAGAAATTCTCAGCGGACATCAGGCCGGCCGTCATCATTCCAAATACGAAAGCAACCACGCACCCGCGCTTGAAGACCTCACAGCCGTTGTTGATGGTGGACGTCATAGGGGGATCACGATCAGAAGATCGAAGATCAATACGGATGACGGGAGAGGCAACGCACTGGTCGTCAGTGCACATGCACTCAGTTCCGCGAAGGTGGCAGAAGGTCTGGCTCATGCTGCACCGCCGATCGACCAGTCTACTTCACCGGTTTCTGCAAGGTGACGGAGGGTGGCGGCGGACTGCTTCGGAGTGATCTTCCGGAGAGGGATTTCAAGGTGAAGCGGCTGAAACAATGCGTACGATTGCTCTTCGCCAATCCCCAGCAATTCCCCGGCGTCCCGATTTTCAGTATCTCGATCTGATGCGCAATCGAGATCTGATCTTCCCCCGAAGGTGAAAATAGCCCAGCCCGCGATGCACGATGGCGTGCCGCATTTGTGGATATATGTTTCCATATTGAATCCAGCATCGGCATAGTAATCGGAGTGCGGCTGCCTCTCGACCAAGTCAGCAAGTGCCAAAATGCGATCCTTGTTCATGACAGCGAAGCTCCCTTTGCAAACCCCATCGGCATGTTATCTCGGTACTGGAAGACGGTGGGCTCGCGAGATGCAGCGTTGTGGCCCATCATCGGATCAAGGCGCGCAACCGAATATCCAAGCAGTCCGGCGAGCTTTTCGAATTCCTCGCGAGCATGGCCGTGGTGCCAATTGACGTCGTAATTCAGTTCAGGATCATGCTTGCCGGCGAAGGCAGCGGCGATCGTCAGTTCGCGACCGATCGATTCCGCAAGCGCTCTGGCCTTGAATGTGGTTTCGTTGTTCATGTTCGTTCCCCTTACGAATAAAGCTGGTCGGCTTCGGTGATGCCGAGAATGGTGCGGGAATAGTGGTGATGCTCGGCGCGAGCGGCCTCGACGGAACGGAGGAAGGAGAAACCCTTCCATGCGTTGTCGATCATGCTCTGGCTGCAGCGGCGCGCGGCGTTCTGGGCCTCGATCGCCATGTACCGATCACAGTCGGCGAGGGTTCGGGCTGCGCTCCAGCGGCCGTCACGCCGCGATGCTTCCGTCGAGATATTTTTGAAATGCTGCATCGAACCGTCCTCGTAGATCGATTTCGAAATGGCCCCGAGGGACCATGCCGAAGCCCGATCAGGTCTCCTTGGTTTCGGATTCGTCGGAGAAGGAAGACGCGTCGTAAAAATGATGCTCGTGCACCGCCAAGAGGATGGGGCTCTTGTGATATCCATCGTTTATGCGCGTCTGTACGTGTGAAGCATTCACAGCAATTACCGTGTGAATGTCGCGGGTGTAGCTTCTGTCGAGGATCATGAGATTTGGGGAAATAGTGATCCGCATACCGGGCTTGAGTTCCGCTGGGTCGATCCCAGGAACAAACTCCTGCTTGGCGGTTTTGCGCCATTCATCTCTGCGCCGCTCGATCGATTCAAAATCAGGGAAGATGTTCATTCTGCGCTCCTTCGCGTTGATCACTTTCGATATCCCCTGTGTTCAAAGGGGATGCCGAAGGCGATCAGCAAAAACGGTAGCGTTCTCTGAAGGGGCGATAGACGGTCGCGTACCACTCATCGTAGCAAGTCTCGTCTTCATCATCCTCACCCTTGAGGAAGCCGCGGGCTTTGTCGGAAGCGTTGAACGCGATGGCGACCAACTCGCTCAGATCGGTTTCAGTATCGAGCTCGTCATCGAACTCAGCGTCGGCTCCGACATAATCTTCGGCCATCGCGTCAAGAACCTTGAGCGCGAGTTCCTGGCTGACTTCGTCGCCGCGGCCCTTCGTCAACCAAAACACCTTGGCTGCCGCTGCCATTCCTCTTCCTACGTCATGATTTCCCATCTTCCGTCTCCATCCTCATCGCCGGTGGCGCTTCGTTGATCAGTTGAGTTGGACAATAAATCCAATTTATCGGCCAGTCAAATACTTTCTGGATTTATTTTCCATATGCATTTTCCGACTCGACTCAGGGCTCGCGTTCTGGCTTCAATAGAACGTAAGGAGAACAAAAATGGGTTGTGCAGCACTGAAGAGCGCGCCGGCGATCCGGCTTCAAATCCGTTGCGAGAACTGCATGAGGGAGAAGGAAAAGGTGTTGGCGCTTCCGACGTGGATGCGAGTGCCAAGCGACTTGGAGGAGCTAGCCGAAAGCGGCTTGCTCAACAATCTGGCCTTCGATTGCCGCCACTGCGGCAGCATCATCGGCCATCTTGTCAGCTTCGAAGGAGAAAATAGCTATGAATGAGCGCGAGGTCACGGAATTCATCATCGTGCCGCCGTACAACGATAGAGACGCGATCTGCAGGGCAAAGGAGCGGTTCACGGCTTTCCTTGCGGCGCGCTTCCCCGGCTATGCTTTCAAGGTCGTGCCAGTCGCACCCGTCGATGATGAAGAGGACTTCACCGTGATTCCGGTCATGAACTTTGTCGACGACGAGGGGCGTATGCAAATGTGCGTCTATCCGAAGCTCTGGCTTATGGCGGATATCGGCCGCACCTGCCAGGAATTCGATTTAGGAGAACCTCGCACCGCGCTGCGCGTCGTCAGTAGCCTGTCTTCGGTCCGATTGCAGTAGCTAAAACCCCGGCATCTCATTCATCACGCGCCTGACCAGCGCGATAACCTGCACAGTCGTCCCGTCATCAACATCGTGGTCGCGCCGGACGATAATCGGCTTGTGCTTCGGATCAGTCGATCGCGGGTGAAATTCAGCCCGATCGGGGAAAAGCTCGATCTGCTTCACTGACCACTCCCGAAAGTGGCCGCCGTCCCGCTCGCGCTGGACAACCACGACCATGCCGGACCGCAGCTCGACCTCGTGCTCGACATCTTCATAGGAGATGCAGACTAGCCGGTCGCCGGGGAAGATCGGGCGAGGGCGCAGATCGTTCATGCTATTCCCGCTGCAATCGAAAACTAGCAGCCTGGCGTTCGGGAACCGATCATCACGCGGCAGCATAATTTGTTCTGGAACGGACTGGTCGAATTCATCGACTTCACGAAACGAGCCAGCCTCGACGACACCGGCGACGCGGGCGGCGACGATCGCTGTCGCGACCTGCCGGATGTCGCCTTCGGTCTCTATGCCATCCCGAAGCCATAGTAGAGATTTTCCGATCGCGTCAGCCAAAACCTGCAGAACATTGCCCCGAGGGTTCTCAGTATCACCACGCAGATATTTGTTGATGCTGTCGTAAGGAATGCCCGAACGCCTCGAAAGCTCGGCCTTATTCCAGCCGAGTTCGTTCATTCGCAACTCAAGTCTATCCCACCAATTCATGCGCGGATCATAGCGTAGGATTTATTTCCCGGTCTGGAGATAAAATCCTTTGAAGTTGGATTTAAAATCCTGTAAGAGATGTGGGCTATGAGCACATTTCGAAACCTCGCCGATATCATCAAAGACTGCGGTGGCGCTCGCCAGATCAGCGAGAGCAGCGGACCGCTTGACGAAAAGAACAAGCGCCCGCTGTCAGTGGACGCTGTGTACAAGTGGTCACTAACCGGCGTTCCAGATCGGCATTGGCCATTGCTCATGTCGTTGACTGCGACCTCGCCTGACGAACTGCATTCGGCGAACTGCGCCGTGCGCGGCGTTGAAGTCGGGGAGAACGCGGCATGATCACTTTCGGCGATTACCTTATCGATTCTGGCTATCACGATATCACTCCCGAGCAGGAGCGAGAGCTCGAAGCACGCATCGAATGCGAACTGCAGGACATAGACCCGGACGAAGTATGCGCCGACGGCGGCATTCTGGCTTGGATGATTGTTGCGCAAGAGATTGCGATGCGCTCGCTGAGAACTGGCGGTGCAGCATGACCTCCTCCCAGACCAAACCCGAGATACCGGAATACCCTGAAGTCTTCGAACTTCTCCGAAAGAACGAGTGCCGTCCCGGCTCGACCTTCACATGGGGCGCATGCGTCGCGTTGCTCGACGAGGCCGTCAGAGTGGAGCGCGAGCGGTGCGCGAAGATTGCTGAAGGAAACGTCAAGCAATTCGACTTCGAGAAAGCCCTCTATGACTGCGATGATGCAATGCACGGGCATTTCAGCGCCCGTCTGCAGATTGCCGTCGATATTCGCGATCCGAAAGGCGGGGCTTAAATGCGTAGCACCCTCGTCAAACGCCATCAGCGTTCCTGTCCGCAATGCGGCCATATCGGCTTTGCCCGCAAGGGAAGCGACTTCTACGGCAGGCCGATTTTCGAATGCAATACCTGCCGTCATGAGTGGGCTCCGGAACGTGGCGCGGCCCATGGGACTTCGCGAGACAGGATCGCGCCGACCGTCTTCGATGATGGAGACGCAGCATGATCACGCGCAAATCCCTCGCCGACATCATCGACGGCTATGACGAGCAGATCGCCGATCTCAACAAAAGCAAGCGCGACACCTTTGACGACTACCGTAATCAGATGATCGCGGCTCGCCAGCCGAAGGCTGAAATCAAAGCCGAGATCGAGGCGGTAAAGGTCGCGATCAAGCGTCGCCGGGAATCGGTGAAGGACAAGACCGCTCTGATCGAGAAAGACGCTCTCGTCGACGAGGTGTTTGAAGAGATCACTCGCGCGCCGCGCGCCACGCGAGAAATCGTTGAGAAAATTGCCACAGACGGCACCAAGTACGACGCCGAAACCGGTGTCATCCTCGAAGAAGAATCCGCCCCGGCCACTCAAGGCGAAGCCGGTGCCCTCGCACCCCATGGAGGCAAAGATGTAGAGAGCAGCGCGGAGCGCGCGTCCCGCCGCGATGAAAATGAGAGTGATTTGAACGCGTCTCGTCCTCTGGAACCAACCCGTGGTGAGGATGAAGACATGAGCGGAAGGAGCCACGGGCAGGCAGCTGGTCGCTACCCTGAGAGCCAGACGGACGGGAACGAAACCGTGGCGGTTGTCGGTGACGAGAGTGGAACCGTCGATAATTACGTCCCGTCCTTCATGAAGACCAGCAGCGCGTTTGCTCAGCCGGTCAGCAACATCCGACCTCATTGTCAGCGTCCAGGCAAGGAGAACTGCGGCGGCTACGGCAGCAATCATTGCCACCTGTGCCTTGTCGCCCTGGCAAACGGGGAGGCAGCATGAGCTACGATTTTCACTCGACGACCGACATAAAGCGGACCCGTAAGGTTCATATCTGCGAGCAGTGCAATCGGCCGATCTCATTCGGCAGCCCCGCTCGCCATGCCGCCGGAAAGTACGAGGGCGACTTCTACTCCATGCACATGCATGTGGAGTGCGATGACGCTGCCAGAGCCTATGCCGATCTGAACTGCCTTTGGGAAGAAGACTTCCCATGGTTCCCGCACATGGACGACAGCGAGCATCAGCATCATGCATGGCTGCGCGCCAACTTCCCGATCGTCGCCGACCGGCTCGGCGTCGAGAAAGGCGAGGTGGCCTGATGTCATCTGTTCTACCGTTCAAGCACCCGATCATCGCGCGCTTCGAGCTTATCGCCTCCACCCACTATCACCGCCAGATCACCGCAAAGAAGATCGGCGACCGATACGTCATCTTCTGCATGGGTGAGGAAGCGGGTCATTCGTATAGCCTCGAGCGCATAGCGTTCCTGACGTCCCTGATTGAATTCCGGGGAGCCGCGGCATGATCACCAAGTTCATCTCCAATATCATTGCTCCTAAGCTGATCGCCCTGTCCGAGAAGCGAGACGCAGACGTCTACATCGGTGGCCGCGACGATACCTATCTCGCCCGCTGGTGGCTGATTCCGCGCAACAAGTGGTTCAACATCTATCTCCACCATTTTCAGCGCTCCGACGATGACCGAGCACTTCATGACCATCCGTGGTGGAACCTGTCGATCCTGCTTCGTGGCTCCTATACCGAGCATACGATCAGCGCCGGCGGCACCAACGTTCGATCGATCCGCACCGCCGGTCAGATGAAGTTCCGCTATGCCTCGCAAGCACATCGCGTCGAGCTTCACGACGGCCCTTGCTGGACGATTTTCATCACCGGTCCTCGCATTCGCGAGTGGGGCTTTCATTGCCCTAAGCGTTGGGTTCATTGGCGTCAGTTCACCTCTGGCAAGAATGGCGAGACCGTCGGTGCTGGCTGCGGAGAGGATGACGCATGATCACCACTCGCCAATCGCTCGACGTCCATTCCGAAGTCGAAGCCCTTCGCCCATCCTGCTGGCGATGCTCTGACACAGGCGCTCTCGAAAGCCGAACCATCGTCCCCCGTCGTCTCCCCTGCATCTGCGAGATCGGACAGCGGGAAGTCGAAGGCCACGATTACCACAAGCGTTTCCAATCCAACCGTTTTGCGAGGCTGTCATGCTCATGACCATTCTGGAATACGGCGCAATCGGCCTTGGAATCTGGACCGCCGCCGCCGTCGCTACTGCTTTCGGCATTGCCTACCTCATCGCCAAGGCCGAGCGCGATATCGAACGGGCCGAGCTCGAATACTGAACACCATCGGAGCGGCGACCGAATGGCCTGGCCGGCCCCGTCGCTCTGATTACTCGCGCCGGTCTCTGTCATCCCCCAATGCCGTGGAGACCGGCGCGAGCTTCAACCGAGGGCGACCTTTCTGCAATCGCATCACGACCGGCAGTACAGCGGCGCCGAGGCTGACAAACGAATTCGAGGCGGCCGGGTCCGAGGGCGGATCACCGGCCGCAGCAGAACCCCGAGGCGGCGGAAGGTTCCGCAAGGGAAATTGAATTAAGGACCCGCCAGCGGCGGACCTCGATGACGAGACCGGTAACTCGCTTACCGCATGTGGGCAGCGTCCGGTCCCGTCATCAATTTGAGTGCCTTTGGTCATCTGCAACTCCTTAGCAAGAGCAAGATGCACCGAAGGAAATTCGAAGTGGCAGAAAAGACGTCCGTAGATTCAGAAAAACTAAAACAGGGCAATGCAAAGCAAATGTCTGATGTAGCAACCGCAAATTACCTGGTCGAGCAGATCGGCGCGAGGCGCCACATTGGGGATATGTTTCGCGCGGCGTGCCGAGAACTTCGTTCGAGGTTTCCGCATCGCGACGATCCCGAAAATCAATGGACCGAGAAGCGCCTGAAAGCTTGGCGCTACAACGAAAGCAACGTCGTGAGGCACTTCCAGATGATGGAGCTTTACGAAACGGCAGAAGCACTCCGGAGGGCGAGGGACGAGCATGCAGAATACAAAAAGAAAACCGCCCGTATTCGTCAGATGGCTGAGCTTGTCGCGTCGGATGAAGCTCGCGGCATGGCTGAGAGATAAGGGCACCGCGTGGGCAGGGTGGGTTTGCCCCGAACTCGATGAGGGAAGCAACTGATGGTCAACCGCGTCGTCATGAACATGGATGAGCAGGGCTGCTGGTCGATCATCAGCGATGAGCCTATCGAATTCTTCGTCGTTTGCGATCATTGCCCCGGCGACCGTGTCTATCAGATGGGCGTCGAGGTCGGCGTTGAAAAGGTTCGCGCCGAGCTGCGAGACGATCCGGTCGGCCATATCAATGATGATAATGCCTTCGGCGCCGGATATAGTCCGCGCAAGCCGCCATCGCGTCGGAAGTTCGAGGTGGTCGAATGACCGCTTACGCCGACTTCCTCAAAAACAAGGTCAGACTTGCGCCTGTATCGGGGCTAGACGTTTCGCCTGGCGACGTGAACCCGATCCTGAAGGGTCATCAACGCGACATGGTCGTGTGGGCTGTGCGCGGCGGGAAGCGGGCGATCTTCGCTGCCTTCGGTCTTGGCAAGTCTGTCGTGCAGATCGAAATTCTTCGGCTGATCACGGCGATCGCCGGCGGCCGGGCGCTGATCGTCTTGCCTCTCGGCGTCCGCCAGGAGTTTCGGCGCGACGGCGAGATGCTCGGGGTGACCATCAAGTTCATTCGGCGCATTGAGGAAGCCGGCCTGACCGGCATCTATATGACGAATTACGAGACAGTCCGCGATGGCAAGATCGATCCGAATGATTTTGAC